TATAGTGATAGGGAGTTTGCTAATGGGGGTAAAGTGCATAGGTTTGATTTAGGTGGTAATTCAGATCCTATCTATGGCCCATATCAATTAAATGAAGTAATTAAAGTAGGTAATAGCAATACTCCTAATAATGATATGATTAATGCTAGGTTGTCAGAGAGGGCAGTAACAGAAGCTCAACAATCTAGTTAGCCTAGTTTATTATAGAAAGCTTTAATTGGTACAGGCAGGTTCTTTAATGATGAAATCTTTTTAAATAAAGGTAATGTAAGAGCTAATAATGCTAATAGGGAATGGAGGAATAATCCTGCAGTAATGCAATCATTTGCTGATGGTTAGAATATTGCTGCAACCCCAGTAGCTATGGCTATGGCCGCACCTGCTTGGGAAGTTCCTTATTTAGGTGGTGCTTTAAATGCAATAGGAGCCTATGAAGGAATTAAAAATACTATTGGTCCAGAAGGTGTTGCTAAGACTTATAGAGCTATATAGGATGGTAGATATTGGGATGCTGCTAAGAGTGCAGGTGGTGATGTTATGAATTTAATGCTAGCTTTACCTGCATTTAATGGTTTAAGAAATGCAACTAAAGAATATGCTTATGGTTTAGGTAGAGGATATAAACCTATTAGGGATTAGATATTAGGTTTGAATTTAAATAGAGCTGCCAGTAAGTTACCTAAAGCTTGGCAGTATTATACAGAACCCGCATTACTTAGTAGAGCTATTGAATATCCTACTTAGGATAATGGAGTCAATTTTAGCTTAGACTACAAACTTAAAGACCCTGAAACTAAGAAGTTATACAGTAAATTAGTAGAATATAATCCAAGCTTATCTACAGAAGTGAATAGGCAAACAGAGCAATTAGATGCTGCTGCTGAAAACTTTTACTAGACTTTTTTAAGACCTAGAATAGCTATGGGAGGAGAACCTGCACCAGCTAAACTATACAGAGATTCTTGGTTATATGGAAGTAATAAGAGAATAGAGTTTGCCAACTTAGAAGATTTTTTCCCAGAGAGCCCATAGATCGGAGGAGTGCACTTTCGTAGTTCAGGAAGGAACTTAATTGATCGGTCTAGAGTAATTTCTAGAGGTAAAAACCTGAAGAATGTAGCTATTCATGAAGCTGCTTCTCATAGTACTGATGAATTATTGCCACCATCAGTAAAGAAGTTTTATAAGGGAATGCTTAAAGACTTAGATCCAGATGGTTCATTAATAACTGGAGATGCTAAATAGTGGTATGAGTTACGTGCCACTAAAAATGAGTTATTAAGACAATTAGCTGAATAGAATACTTTTGTAAACAATTTGTCTGATATAGAGTTGGCAAAAACATTAGGAGAGTTCAATAATTACGGTAGGTAGTACAGGAATGCTTTGTTTAAATAGCATAAGGCAATGCCTTTAAAAGTTGCAGATACATGGCAACCTACTATAGGTGTACCATAGTATAAACAAGGAGTATATGGTTCTGGTAATCCATTCTTAGATAAACTAAGATATGCTATTTAGTATTTACCTGCAGCTACAGGAGTAGTAGGTACAGCAGCTGCAGCAGCAGCTACTGCACAAGAAGATAATACATAGATGGCTAATGGAGGATTAATAAGGAGATTTGATAGTGGTGGCCATAAAGCATCTAGATAGAACTACAAAGATATTTCAGGAATCTAGGGTGCTATAAGATTAGATTTACCTGATGGTTCTACTATGGATTTTGCTAATGCTGCTGATGCTCAAGCATTCTTTGATTCTAATTACGGTAATCAAGGTAAATCAATGCAGGTAGTAGGAGGATAGGATTATAGTGGAGATACCATAGTTAATGGTGGTGTTATGCCTGAATTAACTGTACCTTATAATACTTAGGGTAATGTACCTACATAGGTAGAAAGTTCTACACCTGATCCTGTAATTGCTGGTATTTATGATGGTAAATATGCAGGTAGATCATTTACTCCTACTCCTTAGAATATTTAGCATTTCTTAAATCTGTATTAGTCTGATAAACACATTAATACTGAGTATAGTTAGTAGAAATGGGCTAAAGAATTTGGTAGATTAGGTGCAGTAGGTGCTACTATAGGTTTAGGTGCTACTGCTCCAGTATGGGCTCCAGAGATGGGTTCTTGGTTACTAAATACAGGCAGAGCTGTATGGAATTCAGGAATGCCTAAATTAATATTAGGTTCTGAAATTGCTGGTAGAACTGTTGATGCTTTACAAAGAACAGTATCAGGTACTACTACTAGTGAACAAGTTAGTCAATGGTTACAAGAAAGAGGATGGAATCCTACACTAGCTGATATGACTGGTTCTACTACTAATCCTGGGTATTGGATGAACTTTTTGAATGGCAAGTATACTCTACCTTTATTAACTAAGTATGGTTTAGCAGGAGCTGAGGACTTATTACTCAATAGGGCAGAATAGGCTGGTATAACTGCAGTTGGTTAGAGTGATATTAGTAAATTATATTAGGGATTAACTAATGGGATTAGCGATGCAAAGAGAGGTGCTGTAAAACTAGGAAGAAATATACGTAGGAATATTCCAGGGCCTGTGAGGTATGTAGTAGATCCTAGATTTAGGAATAAGTGGAACAATTTTTACTAGGGGTATCGTACCTGGGATGGTAAGTATTAGTCAGAGTAGCTGAAGGAAGCTTTAAGAGTGAGGGATTAGTTGTATTAGTACTTGGATGATCATGGTATGAGGTACGCTAGCCCTAAAGAGTATAATCAAGAAGCAGATAATTTATTTAAAAAATTTCAAGAGTAGTTACTAAAAAACTACTTAAGATACCACAACACAGATAAAGTCATAATCCCAGCTCCAAATTTAACAAATCCTGCAGAAAAGTTAGTCACCTACACTGATGAGTTGGGAAATACTGTTACCAGTAAATTGCCATACACTTTAGTTGGTGCTAAAGAAGGTGCTAATATATCCATAGGATGGAATTCCACACGCCCTTATACTTGGCAAAATGCTTTAATAGCTAAATAGCTTAAGCGAAGTAAAGCTGCTGCGTTTTCTAAGAATATAAGTATGACTAAAGAAGGTTTTGGAGATCCAAATTTATTTTATTTCCTAAACTAGCCAGAGGAACTTAAAGCTGCAATTAGTCTTAGAAATAATAGATTAAGAGCAATAATGGGAGATGATGGAACTATTGGAGGAAGCAGTGTATTAATGGAGAAAGGTATTATTCCAGGAGTTCCAGGAGATGATGATATAATAACTACATTAGCTAGGTATCCTCAATTACTTGCAAAATTAGAAGGAACAGAGTTAAGTTAGCTTCCTAAAGGTACTGGATTTAAAATTAGATCTTCAAAACTAAGAGCTCAAGGCGAGGATGGCAGAATTGGAGATATAGATATTATTAAAGAAGATTTAGACCACAAGGCCGTTGGAAACTTAGCACATGAGATTTACTAGACGCTATCACCTACAGAATACAAAAGATTGAGAGAACTAAATGCTGGAAAGCAAGAAATCACAGAATTTAGAAATAGGAGAACTTCAGAGGATTCTGATATGCCGTTGCCTATTACTGCAGAAGAATTATATTAGTTCTTTAGAAAAGCTCCTGAATTAAAGGGATTGAGTGACGTTATGGTAAGTCATAAAGATAAACACATACGTAGGGTATTTAGTGCTATCTAGAATACAGAAAATACAGAACTTATAAGAAAAATAATAGATAATAAGAGCTCGTCATACTTTGGGGAACCTGTCAAATTGCCAGAATGGTTTGATTTATCTAATGTAGAAGCTAATAAAGCTCTGTTAAAAGAATATAATTTACCAGAAGAATTAGCTACTAATAAAGAAGCAATGGAAAATATATCAAGGTATTTATATTTCTCTTAGGGAAGTTCAACTAGAGGTGTGAAAGTTTCTTAGTTACTTGGCCCTGATGGCAATCCATTACCATCAGATGCATCTGACTATGAAATTCTTGAAGCTTTAGAAAGCGCACATAATACAGTACTTTCACCATCAAATTCTTAGGTATCTGGCAATTTTGGTAATGGCACTTCTGGGGATAGAGGTGGTGGAACTTTCGGTAATTCTATTTCTATTGGATTAACAAGAATTCCTGAATGGGTTAAAACACCTAAAGATTTATTTGATTTTGTGTTTACTCTAAATAAGAAAATGACTAAAGAGTAGGCAGATAAACTAAATTAGTTAGGAGAAAAATATGGTCGGGATCCAACTGTAGGCCACGATAGCTTTGAATTCTTTGAAGAAGGCATGCCTTATAAGTATGCATTAAGTAATTTAGCATCAAAGAAAGAGGTAAGTGAAGGGGTTGCAGAGATATTAGATGCACCTATGCTAAGAGGATATAGCTACGGAGAAGGAAAGGATTATATTGCAAGAGTAGAGCCCCCTATGCTTACTGGATATACACACTCTTCTCCCTATGGTATGAATTTTGAGCACGGGAATTTTAATCCAAATCAATAGAGGAAGACTCCCTTTGATCAAAATAATATTAAAAATTTGTTGACTATGCAGTGGGTTATTGGTTAGGAAAAAAATCCATATCTTTATAATATAGTTCAGCAGTTAAAATCATACCAACAAAACTATTTAGACAAGAATTTAAATTTACCATTGCAAGACAGAGTTAATATATCAGTAGCCAAAAAATTTGAAAAAGCTAAAAAAGAGGCGGAGAAGCAGGGTAATATAAGTACTACCATCGCTAGTAATATTTGGGGCAGATCACAGATTATTCTTAATAAGTTCCTAAAAAGTAAAGCTGCTGTACAAGGCGCTCCTGCAAGTTTAGCAAAGGCATCAGCACTGCTTGGAGTTCTTGGAGTTCCTGGGTACTTTATGCACAAGGGAATAAAAGAAAATAATACAGACACATTCTATAATAGAATGTGGTTAAGTAACCATGGTTATCCTAGGGATTATGATCCTGATAAGCTTTCGGTAAAAGAATTTAGCGATATGTATAAATATACAGAAGAAATGAAAGAAAAGAGAAAATAGAAAAAGAAAAATAAATAAATCCTATAATATTATTTCAAAAAATTTGCATAATTAAAAAATTATGCTTACCTTTGCAATGAAAAATCTAATCATAATTGTTGAAATTTAAAAATTAATTAAAAGTAATTTACTCTCTTAGGTATGTGAATATATAAGGGGGTTTTATAGGGAAATAGCCTAAAGGTAGGGCACTAAGTTTGGGACTTAGGAAGTGAGAGTTCGAGTCTCTCTTTCCCTACTCATGAAGATTAAGCGGTGTATGGAGCTTTCTCTTTTTGGCAGTTAGAGGCTAAAGAAACTGCCCATTTCAGTCCTTTAGCTCAGTTGGTTAGAGCGCTACACTGATAATGTAGAGGTCGGCAGTTCAACTCTGCCAAGGACTACTAATAATAAAGAGGATAGTACTAGTGTAAGACTCAACGTAACTGGAAGAACTATATATACTATATGTAGTGAACGTCTTTTGGGAGTCGTAGAACCCATCCTAGCTGTCGGGACTGATGATGGCAGCTTTCATTGGTGTAGTGTCAACGGTAGCACGGTAAATTCCAAATTTACAGGTGGGAGTTCAATTCTCCCCACCCTTGCAAATTCCTCTAGAGGGGCCTAGGAGTCCCTGAATATTCAAACACCTAGGTCTAGTTTGGGAGTACTTTAATGTGGTGAATTAGAGTGGTCTGTAAAACCACTGCCTTTGGCTATGTGAGTTCAATTCTCTCTACTCCCACCATCATGCCTCAGTACGCAAATTGGCAAAGCGGCCACACTTAGGATGTGGTGACTTATTTGTGAGTTCGACTCTCACCTGGGGTACAATTAATTGTTAAGTATTATGGCAAAGAAAATAGTAAATATGGAGAGAAAATGGCAAGCTGAAGAGGATGCTAGAACTCTTGCTAGATACCAAGAGATTATGTCAGATTCTAAAAGAAAATCAGCTGCCATTAAACAAGCTAAGACTGAATCTATTGCACTAGAAAAAAGGGCTAATGCTATGAAGCTAGCTGCAGGTGGTAAACTTAAAAGATAAAAATAATTACTAAATTATTTGGTAATTTAAAATAATTTACTTACCTTTGCATTGTAAAACAATGCCCTATAGTGTAATGGTTAGCACGAGGGTCTCTAAAACCCTATGTCTCTGTTCAAATCAGAGTAGGGCGGCTAACTTAAATTTAATGAATATGGAGAAGTAGAATAAACAAGCTAAACGCAAATATTTGATTGAGAAAGAGCTTGAGAATGACATGTCTAATATCATGATGCTCTTAGAAGATGTTGATTATAGAATTTCAGAAGAGGGGTTGGAAAATGAGCAGTTTGTGCTAAATTTCTATGATCAACTAAATGCAATTAGTGTAAAAAAGTGAAATAACGCCAAATTGAGGGATGGTGGAATGCTCCATTAGTTTAACTGGTTAAAATTCAAGCCTTGTAACCTTGAGTAGAAAGTTCGAGTCTTTCATGGAGCTCTAAATGCAGAATTAGTATAATGGTTATTATGCCAGACTTCCAATCTGGATATGAGGGTTCGATTCCCTTATTCTGCTCTAATTATGCGGGGAGGATTGGTATCCCACTTAGGCTCATAACCTAGGCTAAGTAAGTTCGATTCTTACCCCCGTCACTATTAAAGATAGAAGTATGGAAGAATCTAAAATGACTGCAATAGCAGCTCCCAATATTAGACAAATTGTTAATAATGCAAATGAATTACATATCTCTAAAGAAGATATAGTAAGTCTTCTTAAAGAGAATGGTCAGTATATATTAATATATTATGAGCATGGAAGAGAAGACTGAAAGACCAGTAATGACTGAAGAAGAATTCAAAGATTACATTGGCTATGGAACTATTAAGTTCTTTGATGGTGTTGGTAGATTTAGATCAATAAAAAGGGCTATTAAGCATGGTAAGGCATCTCCTCTAGGAGAGGTTTATCCAGATAGACCTTTCAATAATAGGAAGCCTACTAAAGGTAGAGCTATGAATGAGAAGAAAAAAGATGTCTATGCAAAACTCAAACAACTAGGACATATACAATGAAGAACCTGTTTTTTATTGTAAGCACTGCCTATCACTAAAGATTAGAAATGAGACTAGGTTGCCTGACCTAGACTATTGTGATGAATGTGGTTCCACAGATATAGAAACTACAAATATACATAACTGGGAAGATATGTATAAACAAAGATATGGATTTAAATTTTTAAATAGATAAAAGACAATGGAAGAGAAGAAGAAAATACAGATGGTTACTAAACCTACTTATGAAGATTTGTTGCAACAGATTGAAGGTTTGAAAGGTATTAATCAGCAACTTTATAATCAGTTGAATAGTATTAATATGAGCAATCTATTTAAGAGATTGGACTATCTGTTTAAAGTTCTTGAGCATAAGGATGCTTTTAACTCTAAGTTTATTGATGATTGTGCAAAAGAAATTTGTGCAGTTATGACTCCTCCTGAAGAGGATGAAACTGAAGCTACTGAATCTAAAGAGTAATTACTATGAGGGGAAGTGTTGATAATGTAATTAGAATCCCCACAACTCTAGATAATCTCTTTAAGCACTGGCTAGATTTTCTTAAACCATTTCATAACTTAACTGAGAGGGAAATGGATGTAGCAGCTACTATTATTAAGCATAGACATTAGCTTAGTAAAGTAATCTCTGATGAAGAAATTCTTGATAAGGTAGCTATGAGTGAAGATACTAAAAGAGCGGTGAGGGAGGAATGTGGTATTTCACTCCCTCACTTCCAAGTTATCATGAGTAAGTTAAAGAAGAGCAAAATAATTCTAGATAACAAGGTTAATCCTAGATTTGTTCCTAAACTTAAAGAGGAAAATGGTAACTTTCAATTATTGCTATTATTTGAACTAAAGCAATGACTACAGTTGAAGCTGCTATATTTAAAGCCTCTAAGAAACTCAACTTACCAGAAGAGCTTGTGGGTAAAGTATATAAAGCCTATTGGAAATCCATTAGGCAGTCTATTCAACCTCTTCCTTTAAAAGATGATTTAACTGAAGAGGAATTTACTAAATATAAAGTTAGTTTTAATATACCTTCTTTAGGTAAACTTTACTCTAGCTTTAATAAAATACAGGGAGTAAAGAAAAGGTATCAATATTTACAAAAGATTAAAAACAATGCTCAAAATAAAGAAACTAAGACCGATGTTCACTAACATCGTGACTACAATGGATACTTATGAGGATGATGAAATGCTAGCTTCAGGACTCATTGATACTAAAAAGCAGAAGGGTGCACTTAAGGAATATCAGACAGTGATTGCTGTAGGTAATGCTGTTAGAGATATTTCTCCTGGTGAAGTTGTTTGTATCAATCCTATTAGGTATGCTCAATACAAGCACAATAAGAACAGCTTAAAAGATCTTGCTGCTGATAATCCAGTTGTAGGTTATAATTTCAATGTAGTTGAGATTGATGGTAAAGACTGTTTGCTACTTCATGACCAAGATATTAGGTATGTAGTTGAGGAATATGAAGATGTGCCTGACCCAGTACCTTCAAAGATAATTCAACCAAGTAAAGATATTATTGTATAACACTAGACTGGGGAAGTATTTCTCCAGTCTTTATTTTTATATGCTATGATTAAATTATTTAAATATGAAGGATATAAAGTAAATATATCTGAAGAAGCCTTAATGCTCAAGCCATTTAAAGCTATTTGGAATAGGGATAGAACAGTTAATAAGGATAAAGCTCTTATGGAACTAGCTTATATATATTTTATGGTAGATCCTAGGAGTGATTATCAGTATCTTACTGATGAGGAAGAAAGAGCCAAAGCTATTAAGGAGGGGGAAGGTTTGCCTAACAGTTGGAAGCCTGATAAGCAGGTGGAAGAGGCAATGAAGTTCTACTCTAGTTTTAGGCCTACAGCAGCTCTACTTCTAGAAGATACTAGATGTGCAGTAGATAAACTAAGAAAGCTACTTAGAGAAATAGACCTTAATGCCACTGATGATAAAGGTAAACCTCTTTATACATTGAATACTATTACTGCTACTATTAAGCAAGTTCCTTCATTAGCTAAAGACTTAGATGAAGCAGAGAAGGCACTTACTTCTGAATTAAAAGCTAACAGCAGAATGAGAGGCCAAGGTGCTAAAACTATATTTGAAGATGGTATAAATATCTAATTATGACTGCAGAGAAAATTATAGAAACTTTTGATGGATGGATTAGCACTAATGTGCAACCATGTCATTTAATTTTACAAAAGATAATTACCACTAAACCGTTTAAAGCATTTAAAGAGTATAAATATGTAGTGTGGAATGTGGAAGGTAAGAAAAAATTGGATATTGCCAATATATCTACTGTAGCTAAATCTACTAATGACAGTGAGGAGGAACAAAATCATAAAGAAATGGATAAAAGATTACTCCTCACTATGATAGAGTTAATTAAATCTCCAATTATAAAGAATATTCTTGAAGGTAATTATGATATAGACAAATAAGTATCAAACACCTGTAACAGAAGAACTTATAGAATCTTTACATCCAGAAATTAAAGAGTAGTTTCTGGATGTACTTACTAATATACCTTATGTAAGAAAACTTATAGCTGTAGACAGACCTTATGCTAAAGATCTACCTAGAGATGATGATGGCAAAATTATAATAGACATTACTAATCCACATATACTAGAAGATACTGATTACTTTAGACCTACAGCTATTCATTTCCAACAAACAGGTAGATTAACTGATCTTAGACCTAATGGTAATCCTAATTCAGAATTTGGCAAATGGATTAGAGAAGAAGTTAGGAGATGTTATGAAGGTTATGTAAGGGAATCTGATGGTGAGTGGATTACAGGTGATATGTATTTCTTTCTTAACTATTGTCCTATATAGTTAATTAAGAAGGATGAAAAAGGTAAAACTATTAGAGCTATTGACTTTCCTAAATTCTGGGATGGTCATTATTACAAATTTCACTACCTAAACCAATGCAGACTTAAAGGCAAACATGCAATGGAATTAGCATCTAGAGGTAAAGGTAAATCATATTCAGCTGCAGCCATGCTAGCTAAAAGGTTTATACTAGGTGAAGGTAAAGAAGTTAATAAGAAAGTACAATGTGTAGTAACTGCATCTGAAAAGAAGTATCTGCATGGGGCTAATTAGGTGTTGGATATGTTCTAGTACTATATAGACTTCTGTGTAAAATATACTCAATTCCCATCAAAAAGATTAACATCAGCTTTAGAAAATCTTCAATGGGTTATGGGTTACATTGATGCAGATACTGGTGCTAGAATGGGTACTGAAAATAGTGTAATTGGCATCACTTCTAAAGATGATGAGTCTAAGCTTAGAGGTTCTAGAGGTGTGTTATATTTACTTGAGGAAGCAGGTTCTTTCCCTAAGTTGCTTAATCTATATTAGGTATTAAGGCCTTCTGTAGAAGATGGTGATAGTGTTTGGGGATTAATATTTGCTTATGGTACTGCAGGTGACTCTGATTCTGACTTTAGTTCTATGTAGGAGCTTATGTATAATCCAGATGGCTATAACATCCTAGGAGTAAATAATATCTATGATAAAGAAGGTCAAGGAAGAAAATAGTTTACTTATTTTTTCCCTGGATACTTGAATAGAGCTGAGTGCTATGATGAAGATGGTAATAGTGATGTAACTAAAGCTATTATTCAAATACTTAAAGATAGATTCTAGGTAAAATATAATAGTACAAATATCAATGCTATTGTAAAGAGAATTGCTGAAATTCCTATTACTCCACAAGAAGCTATTCAAAGAGCTAAAGGTAATATATTCCCTATGGCGGAATTAACTTCTAGATTAAATGAAATTGATGGTAATCCTAACTTTTATGATGATGTTTATGTTGGAGATTTGGTATTTAATAAATCTAATAAAGTAGAATTTAAAGTAGGCTATGAAAAACCTATTAGAGACTTTCCTACTAAAGATAACAAAGTAACAGGTGCTCTAGAGATATATGAGATGCCATAGGAAGTACAAGGTAAGATACCTCAAGGTAGATACATTGCATCATTAGATAACTATGAAAATGATGAATCAAATACTATGTCTTTAGGTTCTTTATTTGTACTAGACTTATGGACTGATAGAATAGTAGCTGAATATACTGGTAGGCCTATGTTTGTTGATGACTTAAATGAATTAGCTAGAAAGATATGCTTATTCTACAATGCGCAACTTCTCTATGAAAATAATAAGAAGAATACATTTGCTTACTTTAGTAAAATGAATAGTTTATCTCTTCTTGCAGATACTCCTGAATACTTAAGAAATAAGTAGCTGGTTAAAACTACAGGATATGGCAATAGCTCTAAAGGTGTAAGTGCTACTACTCCAATTAAAGCATTTGGGTTTACTCTTATTAGAGATTGGCTATTAAAACCAGTAACTGTATCTAAAGAAGAAGATGGTCAGGAAGTTCAATACACAGTACCTAATTTACATTATCTTAAAAATAGAGCTCTAATTAAAGAACTTATGCTATTTAATCCTGATATAAATGTGGATAGAATAATGAGCTTAGTACAGCTCATGCTATTTAGGGAAGAAAAGATGATTTTATTTCAAGGTAATCCTAAAGCTAATTTGACAGTTCCTTCTAATTACCTAGGTAATGATGAGTTCTTTAGGGTAAATTATGATGATAAATTCAGTAAATTTAGTGACTTCAGTTTTGATTAATTAGTAAAGCATTTAATCACTTGTCTATATAAAATAAATTGCATATCTTTGCACAGTTAAATTAGAATTGAAGGTATGGAAACTAATGTAATAAGCTTACCACCATAGCAACTATCTTTTACTAAAAAGAATAAAGCTTGGCGTAAAAAGCATTTAGATTGGGCCAAAGGTAAAACCTTCTTAAATCATAGTTTGGTTAGGAAATCAGTAATGCACAAAAAGATTAACTATGACTTGCTTAATGGTAAGTTACACATGGATGATCTTTGTATGGTGATTAATCCTGAGAACATTAAAGGAGAGTTTATACCAGATAAAATATAGCACTACCCTATAATGAATTCTAAATTGAATGTACTTAGGGGTGAGGAGTCAAAAAGAGTATTTGACTTCAGAGTTGTTGTGACTAATCCTAATGCTATATCAGAAATAGAAGAAAATAAGAAGAATGAAGTTTTTGCTAGAATGCAAGCTTTAATTCAAGATACTGCATAGTCAGAAGAATAGTTCAATGCTGAACTAGAAAAAATGAATGATTACTTTACTTACGAATGGTAGGACATGAGAGAAGTAAGAGGCAATGCTATCCTTAATCATTATACTAAGGAACTTAATATGCCACTTATGTTTAATCAAGGATTCATGGATGCTATGGCAGTAGGTGAAGAGATTTATTAGTGTGATATAGTTGGAGGAGAGCCTACTATTGAAAGAGTGAATCCTATGAAAATTAGGATATTTAAATCTGGATATAGTAATAAGATTGAGGATGCTGACATTATATTACTTGAAGATTATTGGAGTCCTGGCAAAATTGTAGATACTTTCTATGATGTTTTGACTGAAAAAGACAGAAAGTATATAGAAGCTGCACCTAATAGAGTAGATCAACCAGCAGTAGATTCTATGGATAATATAGATGAAAGATTTGGCTATATTGAAGTAGATAAAGTTACTCCTAAAGCAGGAGAGGGATTCTATTTTGATGCTGGTGGATTATTCTCAGAAGGTGATATTAGTACTCTGCTGCCTTATGATATGGCAGGTAATCTAAGAGTAATTAGGATGTATTGGAAATCTAGAAGAAAGATTAAAAAGGTTAAGTCCTATGACCCTTAGACAGGTGATGAAACCTTTACTTTCTATCCTGAAACTTATGTTATTAATGAAGATTTAGGAGAGGAAGAAGAAGTCTACTATATCAATGAGGCATGGGAAGGCACTCTTATTGGAGAAAATGTTTATGTAAATATGAGACCTAGACCAATATAGTACAATAGACTATCTAATCCTTCTAGGTGTCACTTTGGTATTATAGGTTCTATATACAATCTTAATGACAGCAAACCCTTCTCTCTAGTAGATATGATGAAGCCATATAACTATTTATATGATGCAGTTCATGATAGGCTAAATAAACTACTGGCTAAGAATTGGGGTAAAATTCTAGAACTTGATTTAGCTAAAGTCCCTGCAGGTTGGGATATTCAAAAATGGCTATATTATGCTAAAACTAATAATATAGCTGTAGTAGATAGCTTTAAAGAAGGCAGCTCTGGGGCTTCTATGGGTAAATTAGCTGCAGGTCTTAATAATGCTAGTAGAGGTGTAATTGATGCTGAATTAGGTAATATTATTTAGCAAAATATTAACCTACTAGAGTTTATTAAGCTAGAGATGGCTGATGTTGCTGGTATATCTAAGCAAAGAGAAGGTCAGATTAGTAATAGAGAAACTGTAGGTGGTGTTGAAAGAGCTACTCTACAATCATCTCATATTACTGAGTGGTTATTCATTATACATGATGACGTTAAAAAGAGAGCACTTGAGTGTTTTCTTGAAACTGCTAAAATAGCAATGAAAGGTAGAAATAAGAAATTCCAATATATTTTATCTGACAATGCTATACAAATCATGGATATTGATGGAGATGCATTTGCTGAATGTGACTATGGTTTAGTAGTAGATAATAGTAATGCAGTTCAAGAACTTCAGTAGAAACTTGATATGCTTGCACAAGCTGCTTTATAGAACCAAGCTCTAAACTTCTCTACTATAATGAAATTATATAATAGTGCAAGTATTGCCGAGAAGGAAAGAATGGTTGAAAAAGCAGAACAAGATATGATGCAAAGACAGCAAGAAGCTCAACAGCAATAGATGCAGCAGCAACAAGAACAAATGCAAGCTGCAGCTTAGCAGAAGGAAGCTGAAATGCAATTACAAGATTAGCTAAATCAGAGAGATAATGAAACTAAGGTTATGGTAGCTACCATTAATGCTTAGTCTAGTGAAAATCAATCTATGGATCCAACTGCTGAAATCTAGAATGAAAGAGCTTTACAAGAAAAGATGAGGCAGTTTGATGAAAAACTCAGACTGGATAAAGATAAGTTTGAGTTTGATAAGAAAAAGCATAGTGAAGATAATGCACTAAAGAGAGAAATTAGTATAAGATAGGCTAGAAGTAAAAGTGGAAATAAATGAGAAAATTTCGTGCAATTGTACAAACAAAAATAGAACCATTAGACCATGAGGTAATTTGGGCTAAAGATGGTTTATGGTACTATTGGAATGATGATAGGTGGGAGGTTTTTAATAACCTCTCCAGCTATGTCATTGATTTAAAGAAAGTACCTTATGTTTATGGTGATGACATAAAGGATGCTAAAACTGGGATTGATACTGCTTTAAATGCTACTATAGGTAGAGTTATTGAAGTAGAAGGGCTTGCAGATACTGATGGTATTGATGTTGCTTTTATGAATACAGTGTCTGATGCTAATAAAGACTTAACTGCTAAGCTATATAAACTACTTACAGAAGATGGTATAAATTTAATTTATGTAAAAAAAGCAGGACAGCCATCAGAAACTTCATCTTGTGTTATAATTCCTTATAAATACCCTGAAGGTAATGTTTGGGTATTAGTCGCTTACTTAGGGTTTAAAATTTATAGAGGAGTGTGTGTAACTCCTATTGGTGATTTTAATACTTTAATTCCTTGGCAAGAATTTCTACCTACATTAAATGGTACTACAGGAACCATAGATACAAAGTATTTACCATCCTATGTAGATGATGTTCTTGAATATAGTACATTAACAGAGTTTCCTGAAACAGGAGAATCAGGTAAAATATATGTAGCTTTAGACACTAACTACACATATAGGTGGTCAGGTTCTGAGTACATTTAGATGAGTTCTTCTTTAGACAAGAATATTATTGTTAAAGATGTATCTAATGTAAATGAGATATTCACTTGGGCAGCTAAGTCAGAAATAGCAGGAAGTAAGGATATTAGTATAGTAAAGTTTAGATATCCTGCTAATGATGGAACTACTTATGCTTCAGGACTAATGTTTTAGTTTAGAGGTGTTGGTGGTAAAGTATGTCAATACTTTATGTATGATTATGAAGTATGGATTAGAGGAGTAACAGGTGCTGATGGTACTCCTGGAAAAGCTACTAATGCTTTTCCATTAGAAAGAACTATGATACAAAGAGCTTCTTTAAGTGGAACTACATTATCATTAAATACTTATGATAATTAGACTGTAAACACTGTAGATTTATCAGGACTTAAATCTTCTTTAGGAGTAACTGCTGCAGAAACTAGTATAAGTGATTTATCTTCTATAGTATATTCAGGATACACCATATCTACATCTGCAAGTAAAACAATTATAGATAAATCTAATTCAGATAGTGTCACACTAACTACTACATCTAAATTAAATGGAAATACCATAAGTCCAACACTATCTTATACTACAAATTATCAGTATTCAGTAGTAACAACAACTGGTAATAATACAGCTACTGTAGCTATTTAGCCATCTACAGGAGTTTCTTATGTTTAGATAACTACTTCTGCCAATTATTAGGGAGTTACAAAAAGTACAAAAACCACTGTATATATTAGATCTAAATCTTATTATGGTACAGCTCCCGGGTATATAGTAAGTGATGTTCTTAGTGGTTTTAAAACCATGTTGGTAACAAGTGCTAATGGAACATATACATTTACCTTAGAAGAGGATGGTTATATTTATTTTGTTATTCCTTCCGATGTAACTTTTAATTATAATGGAGTTAAGAGTGCAGGATTTGAAGTACCAATGACATAGCTGGATAATATGTCTATAAAAGTAAATGAGATAATGGGAATAACAGAGACATACTGTGTATATAGAACAACAAATAAACTAGTAGCAGGTAGCTACACATTAACAGTAAGTTGATATGGCTGATGAAATTAAAATATTAGGAAAATTACAATCTGTAACTACAGAAGGTATAATTGCAGATTCTCAGTAGGTTAAGTATAAAGATACTGATGTATCAACTTAGCTTGATAGTTTAACAGACTCTATTACCAATATAAATGAAGCAGATACTTAGTTAGGCAAAGATATTTCTGCTGTGTCAGAATCTTTAGAGTCTTAGGTTACAACTTTAACTACTAATCTAAATTAGAGAGTTTAGTTGTTTAACTTCCTAAATTCTGATAGAAATTGGGTACTTAGACTATATACAGGAACCCTAGGTTCCACTAATTCTTTTATAACTAGAATATTAGCTTCTTATGATTCAGGAGATTCAGTATTTGGTAATGCTAATTATGCATCTACTGCAGGATTATACTTAAAGTATCTTGTAACTAAAACAGAGAATGGAAATGCTACAGCTCATTTAATGCATGGTATTTCTAAAGCTATTGCAGATACTGATTATGTGCATACAGATTAGAACTTTACTACTGAATTAAATTTAGATTTAACCAGTAAGTATGTATGGGAATATACAGCCAATTGTGGTTCTAATGGAATTACTGATTTATGTACAGGAGTTACTCTTAAAGCTGGAGATGTTGTAGAGTTTGAACTTAAAGATTATCTTGGCAGCACTACAGGTTGGGGCCCTGAAATACAATTATAGTTTAGTAAAGATGGCACTTAGACAGCTGATTCTTTCTTCTTATGGTCTTCATTCTCTATAGGTACTGTAAGAGCTTAGCTAACTGCAGATGCTGATACTGTTTCTGTGGGTAATGGGGCTGATGCTACTGTTAAGTTTAGTGTTAGGAAACTCTCTAAGATGACTTTACTTTAGGAGTTCTATGATAAATTATAGTATTTCCCTGTATATAAATAGAAGTCTATTAAAGGTACTACACTATTTGGTTTAACTACTAGTGCCAGTTCATCTGAAGTTATTGCTGCACTTACTTCATACATAGTTATGGATGTAGATTGGTCTACAGGATAGATTAATCAGAGTACAGGTACTAATATAGGTGATGGTACTGCATTAACTAAAGATGATTTAATTGCTATCTCTAAGAATGGTTACTTCTTATATGATGCAGATACTAAGACTAATATTAATGTAAATTATGATGGAGCCTACTTTAATTTTGTAGAGTTAAGTAGAACTGCCGCTAATGCACAAATTACATTAAAGAGTATTATTATCAAAATTACAGATGCAGGTGTTTACTCTGTAGCTAAAGCAGGTTCTTCTGTAGGTATATTTCCCTATGATACAGGTGTTGCAATGCTTAGTTAGGTAAATACAAATACTTAGAACATTGATGCTAATACCTCCAATATAACTACTCTGACTAAGAATGCTACAGCTATGGCTACAAGTATTACAGATTTATAGAGCAGTGTAACTTCTTTAGATACTAGAGTAACTGCTTTGGAAGGTAATACTTCAGATGGCACAACAACAACTTCATCTGTACCTTTAGCTCCTACTATATATAGTGCTTTACTTTGGGCTAGCTACGGTAAATAGAATTAGTTTGGTACTTTTAGTGACTATTTTTCTTAGGGTAGCACAGGTGCTGCAATGCTGTCAAGTGAAGAATCTATGAGCCTTATTTAGAATGGCTATTTAGCTAAGACTATGGATAATGGCTCTGAATTAAACTTTAAGTATTTAGGAAGTGAAACTTATACTACTGCAAAAGCTTGTAAGAGTGAAGGAGAATCATACTTAAGGTTTATACTTAAAGTTTCAATCTCAAGTACTACTGAAGGTCAATCTTCTTTAGGAACTTGTTATCTATTATCTACTGTAGTACCTGCATCATATGCATCTAAGTGGGGTAGAGTATCATTAGGTGGAGATACGGGAGAAGAAGTTGAGAATGTATATCCTTATAGTAATGGTTTATATATCTATAGAGATAGTGATACAGCAACTCCTTCTTTGGTAATAGGAGAAAATTTAGCTTAATTTAACTAATATATGAGAACTTTATTAGCCTTTATATTGTTATTTATTTGCATATCTTGTTCTACAACTAAGTATGTTGAAGTTCCTGTTGAAGTAGAGAATATAAAAACAGAATATATTACTTAGTATAGTAGGGATAGTGTATTTGTACATGACAGTATTGATAGGTATATTGCTGGTGATACAGTACTTGTTACTAAGTATAAATACACTTATAAGTATATGACAAACACAGATACTATAATTAAAAATGATTCTATCTAGGTACCAGTGTATGTCAAGACTACTGAAATTCAAGAAGTAAATAAAATTAAATGGTACTAGTCAGTGCTAATGTGGCTAGGTATCATATTTATTATAGTGTTAGCATTTAAATTTGGTAAATACTTAAAGTCAAAACAAATGATTTAATTAAATCATGCTAGAAGTAATTATAACTGGAGGAGTTGGGATAGTATCTACAATAGTAAGTGGTTGGGTTAGCTGGATCTTTGCTAGAAGGAAGTACAATAGTGAAGTTGATGGTACCTGCATAGACAATATGCAAAAAGCACTTACTTTCTATGGGACATTAAGTGAGGACAATAAACAGAGGTTGGCTATGGTATTAGATGACAATACTTAGTTAAGAAAATCTGTGGATGATTTACTTGATGAAAATAAGTAGTTAAAAAGATAGCTTGATAATTTGAAGGATCAAGTACTTAAATTAACTACTTCAATATGTACAGACCTTAGTTGTCAAATTAGAAAACATGATTTTACTACATTAAATATAATTAGTGATGAAAAGAGTAATTCTGAATAGAATGTATGAATGTGCTTATCCTCTTAAGGATCATAGAGCACTATGGGTTAAAAGAAATCCTAAGACTGGTGATATTGTAACCATCAAAAGGTGGGATGATTCAGAGAAAAAATGGGTAGTGTATTTAACTACTCCTAGGGTTGGTGGTCAAGTTTCTGTTGAAATAGATGAAGGCCCAGGAGAAGAACCAGAACCAGAAAGATTAGCTTAATATGGGAAAGTGTAAGAAATCAGGTAAGAAGAAATGAAACCTACACAAAGAGATAAAACTCTGTATAGAATTTGGTTATACACATTAAAAATGTTACCAGTATTACTACTAATGTTGAATTTAGCAAGTAGTATGTTAGGATATTATGGGCATGATACCTATTTAATATCATCTATAGGAGGGCTATCTCTTGTAGGAATTATATTTCTTTATCTATCATCATACTTATTTAAATTTTGTAGGTATCATAGAGTATTTCTACATTCTGTAGGAGTACTCAACCTACTGAATTTATATGATTGGTATATAGGAATACCTATAGAGTAGAAGTCATTAATGATAGGTTATATTATAATATCATGTGTGTTTATAATTATAGCATTTCATTCATATTTAAGGGAGAAGATTTATGCTACTAATGCCAATTATCAAAAATCATTTACTTAGAATAATAGAAGATATAGACGGAGGTAATTCTAATTTAACAGAGTAGGAAGCCTTAGATGTTGTTTAGACTATATCTAATTTATCTAGAAAAGATGAAGGACTAAGTAAATATTAGGCCTGTTAGCAATTACATGTAAGTAGAGCTACCTTTGATAATCTTGTAAAGGAAGGCAAGATACCTAAAGGTAAGCATATACAAGGATTTAAAGAATTAAGATGGTATAAGAAAGATTTAATAAAAGTATGAATATACTGATTGATAGAAAGTATAAACTTGCAGATTATACTATAGGTAATCTTTATATTGATGGTGTATATTTCTGTGATACACTTGAAGATAAAGATAGAGGTCTAAAATAGACTGGTTCTCTTGATGAGATTAAAAGAACTAAAGTTTATGGAGAGACTGCTATACCTACAGGTACTTATGATGTAGTATTAGATATTGTAAGTTAGAAATTTAAAGATAGAGCTTGGGCTAAATTTTGTGATGGTAAGCTACCGAGGCTGCTTAATGTGCCTGGATTTGATGGAATTCTAATTCATGTAGGTAATACTAAATCAGATACTCTAGGTTGTATCTTAGTAGGACAAAATAAAGCTAAAGGCAAAGTTCTTAATAGCACAGAAACTTTTAAGAAACTTTATGAAAAGTTGAAAGGAAATAAAATTAAACTTACAATTTAGTAATATCTTTTATTTAGCAATCCCTAGTTATCAATACGATAGCTGGGGATTGTTTTGTGTATTAGTAATGTTAGTATCTATAGAATAAGTATAATAACTTTGCAGCTGTAAGCTTACAAAGTATAAACTATTAATGAATTAAAACTATGGAAATTATTGAAAAAGAAGTAGCTGAAAAGAAAGAGTATGCTTCTAAAGGAGTAGCAGGCACTGGGCTTGGTTTAGGTATAGCTGGTACTGCATTAGGTCTCTTAGCTTTAAGTGGTAGAGGTGGCATAGGTTTGTTTGGCAATTCTTCTATGCCTGAGAATGTAAATATTCTTAACTCTGGTGGTGGTAGTAATTCTACCCCTACTGCCTTCCAAGCTTGGGAATAGGGTTGTGAGAACTATTTAGCAGCTACTGCTAACTTCTATCAAGGGCAATTAGCTTAGCAAGAATAGAGATTCTCTGATAGACAGACTATTGATAGTCAGTTGTTTAGTGTATGGAAGTCTTAGGTGGATGCTGATTTTGGTCTTTATAAGAGTGTTAGAGATGAATTTGATGTTGTTAATTAGAAACTAACTGATAGTACATTTGCTCTTTATAAAAATCAAAGAGATAACTTTGATACTTTAGCTGGCAGAATTTCTGCACTTGAAACTAAGTAGGCAGTAGCTGATGCAGTAGAACCTTGGAGAGCTAAAGTTCTTGATATGCAGATTTGTGGAGTAAATGCAGCTGCTCAGAATGGTATTGCCCTAGAAGCTGAGAGAAGATGCTGTGCAGATAGTAAGATTGTTAATTACACTAACGGTACTTTCTATCCTATTGAGGTTGCTAACATAACTGTGGGTTCTACAGCTACCGCTAGAACTACTTCAAACCCTTTATGCAGCTGCTGCAATTGTAATTCATAATTAATGGGGATAGGTGACTATCCCCTAAATACTAATTCTTATGTATCCTATAAATCAAGTTATAGTAGGTAGTGATCCTATGATGTCTTCTATTGATAATTTAGATAATTAGATGTAGATGTATTAGCAAAGACTGGCTCAATTATAGGCAGCTAAATAGGTATAGGTTAAATTAATTTGGGATGATATAGATGCTGAGGTATCTCCTTTGTCTAATGAATAGAAAGAAAGATTATTTCAAGATGAAGAATATAGAGATAGCTACACTGAACTCTAGAATATAGTACAAGCAGAACTACTAAATTTAGTCAAGAGTAAAATAGAAAGTACAGATAAAGGTAAAGAATTACTAAATAATTAGCTCAAGTTAATAAGAAAACTCAAGAGTAAAATCATTAGTGATACTAATAGAGAGATGGAATTATTTATGAGATTTAGAGAATATAGCAAAGCTAATCCTAATAGCACTTATGAAGAATTTTTAAAGAAGGAGATTTAATATGGTTACTATATTAGAACTAGATACTAGATTAAAAAAGTACTTATTAGAGTAGATCAATACAATAGCTAAAGATAATCCTTTTGTAGGATTTGTAAAGCCTCTAATTACAAGAGCAGTTGATAAAAACTTTTCAAAAGTAAAGAATATGTTAAGTTTGATTGCAGATCAGGAAGGTAACATAGATGTAGAAAATATACTTACTGAGATGTTTGAGTCAGTTGTGTAGTCAAATACTTTTACTATTAATACTGGATTTATAGGAGGTGTAATTGTGGGTGATGGTATTATTAAAATGCAAATACCAATGACTAATAAGAATATAGTGTTTAATATGAGTGATTTGTAGCATTTAAAAGAAGTATTAACTGCTAAATCTTAAAGCTATGAATGATACTATGCTTATAGAGTATTTAAGAAAGAAAGGTTTAGGACATCATGTAGATACTAAACTTAAGGAGATTATTATGGAGTAGTTCTTAATTAATCCAGATAATCTAGAAGTAGAATTGTTAAATGAGAAATATACTCACTTTGATGAAACTACAGCTAAAGAATTAGTAGCTTCAATGTATCACTGCTATGAAGGCAAGAAGTATGTAGGAGAGAAGTTTTGTATGAGTAAAGCTCAAGAAGTCTATACTAAATATAAAGCCTTTATTCCTACTAGTACTACTTTATCTGATATTTATGTTGCTATTAATGCTCAATATCATGATTATGCTCATTTATTTAAGAGCTGGGGTATTAGTGAAGTAGAGTGTAAAATAATTGAAGCTGCTATGGTGTTCTGGTTTAATGACCAAGATTATGATGGTGATTCTAAAATTTATGAATATTTCAAGAAATAAGGGGAATTTATTCCCCTTTATTTATACCAATATTTTAATTAATTTTATTATACTAGTATAAGCAAAATATTTAATAACTTGTGGAGATTTTGAAATTTGAGTAACTTTGCAGTGTTATAATGAATACTAATTAAAGGAGAAGAAAATATGGAAGGTTTATCATTAGACAACATCCTGACAGATTCTGAAGTAGAGGATCTGTTTGGTGAAGAAAATATACAGGAAGAAACTCCTGAAGAAAAGAAAACAGAAGAAGAAAATAAAGACAAAGAAGAAACTACTGAGATTGATGCAGAAACTTTATTTGATAATGCAGAATCGGAGAGCGTAGGTAGTGGAAAGGTCAACAAGGATGGAGAGAATACCAACCCTGAACAAGGCAGTACTTCTCCCAACTTCTACTCTTCCATTGCCAAAGCCTTGACAGAGGAAGGTATCTTTCCAGACCTTGATGATGATACTCTTTCTAAAGTAGTAACTCCAGAAGACTTTAAAGATCTTGTAGAACAGCAGATTCAAGCAGGGCTTGATGAAAGATATAAAAGGATTGATGAGGCTCTTAATGGAGGTATGGAACCTACTGAAGTCAGAAAGTATGAAACTCTTATTGATTACTTGAATAGTATTGGAGATGCTCAACTTAATGATGAGTCAGAGGAGGGGGAAAAACTTAGAAAGAATATTATTTATCAAGATTATATTAACCGAGGATACTCTAAGGAAAGAGCTACTAGAGAAGTACAGAAATCAATAACTGGAGGTACAGATATTGATGATGCAAAAGAAGCTCTTACAGCAAACTTAGAGTTCTATCAAGCTCAATATAATGGGCTATTGCAGCAAGCTCAACAACAAATTGCTGCTGAACAACAGGAAAGAAAACAGAAGGCAGAAGCTCTTAAAAACTCCATTCTTACAGATAAGAAAGTTTTTGGTGAAGTCGAGGTTGATAAAAACACCAGACAAAGAATTCTAGATAATATCATGAAACCTGTTTATAAGGATCCTGATACTGGTGAAGTCTTTACTGCTATACAGAAATATGAAAGAGAAAATAGCAATGATTTTCTCAAGTATGTTGGCTTTCTTTTTACTATGACTGATGGATTTAAAAACTTAGATGCTCTAGTAAAAGGAAAGGTTAGTAAGGAAGTAAAGAAAGGTATGAGAGAACTTGAGAATGTCCTTAATGGAAATTCAAGAGTTACTGGGGGAAACCTTAGATTTGCCAATGGAGCTAATGATCCTGAATCATTCTTTGCAGATTACTCTATTGACATTTAAAATATATAACGTGTAAATTTAAAAATTTATGGCTGGAACATTAGGTAAATTTCAGACTAGAGGTTTTACTAGCTGGAAGGGCTTGACAAAAGAGAACCATTTAGGTGCTATTTTTGGCCTTGCTCCTCAGAAAGCCTCTAATCTTATGGTGCAGCTGCTTGCAGCTCATTATGGTAAGACTCTAGATACTTTCCTAAGCCAATTCCCAACTAAGGAATTTGATGATGATAGTGAATACTACTGGGAAGTAATTGGATCTTCCAGAAGAAATATTCCCCTAGTTGAAGCTAGAGATGAGAATATGACTCCAGTTACTAAGGGCAGTGGTATGATTGGTGCAGGTACTGCTCCTTTCTATCTAGTATTTCCTGAAGACTGGTTTGCTGATGGTGAGTATATTGTAGGTAACTTAAACGAACTTTATCAATTTAGAGTTCTTGGTGATGCTACTATGGAAGGAACCAATGCAGTGTATAAAGTAGAACTTGCTGGTGGTAATACAACTGGCTGTCCTGCTGAAAGACTGCTTGCTGGAGAAAGATTCTCTGTAGAAGCTGCCTTTGTAGAAAAAGAACTTTCTAGAAAAGTTGGTGATATTAGATATAGCTCTCCTGTTTCCATGAGGAATGAGTGGTCTACCATCAGAATTCAACACAAGGTTGTTGGTAATATGCTTAACAAGAAAATTGCTTGTGGTATTCCTGTAATTGACAAGATGGGTCATAAGTCTGTAGTAAATAGATGGATGCACCATGTTGACTGGGAAGTAGAACAGCAATTCTCTGAGTATAAGAATAACGCTCTTGCCTTTGGTAGAAGTAACAGAGATGCCAACGGAGAATACAGAAATATTGGTAAGTCTGGTTCTGTTATTAAAACTGGTGCTGGTCTATTTGAACAGATGGAAGTAGCTAACACCATGTATTACAATAGCTTTAGCTTGAAGCTGATTGAGGATGCCCTTTATGAACTTTCTGCTGCTAAGCTTGGATTTGCTGATAGGTACTTTGTAATCAAGACTGGTGAAAGAGGTGCTATTCAATTCCATAAGGCTGTTCTAAATACAGTAAGTGGTTGGACTCAGTTCACTCTAAATGGTGATGCTTTGGGTATCATTGAAAAGACACAATCTAATTTACACTCTAATGCTCTTTCTGCTGGCTTCCAGTTTGTAGAGTTTAAGGCTCCTAATGGAGTTAGGGTTAAGATTGATGTAGATCCGTACTACGATGATCCTGTAAGAAATAAGATTTCGCATCCTAATGGTGGCCCTGCATTCTCTTATAGATATGATATTATGGACATTGGTACTATGGACCAACCTAATATCTTTAAGTGTGCTATTAAGGGTCAACCTGAACTTAGAGGTTATGAGTGGGGATTAGCGGCGTAAGCCTTTACACATTTCTCAGTTCCCATTTCTCTCACCTAGAAACAGAAGAAGAGATAAAAAACAAGGTTAATTGCTGGAAGTTCCTTAGAGCTTTCACTGCTTTTAAAACTTCAAACATTTAAATATGGAAGTAAAAGAATTATGGAAACCTTTATTAGAATATAAAGGTATAGAAGTTAGCTCAATTGGCAGAATTAAAAAAGCTGCTAATAAGAGAAGAAAAGAAAGAATATTGACAGAGTTTCCTAAAGATAGGGATGGATATTGCAGATGTACTGTACAAAAGTTAAATGGTGAATATACTTCACAACCTGTTCATAGATTAGTAGCTAAAGCATTTATAGATAACCCAGAGAATAAAGCTCATGTTAATCATATAGATGGAAATAGAACTAACAATAAAGTAAGTAATCTAGAATGGGTAACACCTAGAGAAAATGTATTACATTCATTTAAATATGGTGCTCGTAAAGTTTGCAAAGATGTTCCTAGAAATACTATTTTAACTGATTATCAAGTTTAGTAGATAAGTACTTTAAGAGCTTTATATACAGTTAATCAAATAGCAAAACTTTTCAATATTAAGTATTAGACATTAAAAAACATAATTCATAAAAAGAAACAATGTGAAAGATTGGATAACCAGCAGCCAAGCAATTATAAATCAATATATAATTGAAGGTTCAACGACTATCCTATATGGAGTAAGTTTCAAGTGAAACTGAAATGCCTTGCTCAACTAATAGTTGATGAAGATATAGTCTGAACTCTAGTGAAAGCTAGAGATGATATATGGATACGATATATCAGTAACATAAAAATGTGAGAAACCCCTTCACTGGACAAGTGAATAACATGAACATGTCCTATGATGAAGATTCTGCAGTAATCCATAAGATGGCTACATTTGGTGTATGTGTTCTTGATCCTACTAGAACCATGTCACTAATTCCTGCTATTCTGCAGGGTTGATATATAAGGGAGATGGGGAAATCTCCATCTCCCTACTTTATATTTAAATATTAATTTGGAGAAATCATGGCAAAGAAAAAGGAAGAGATTGAATTTGATTTACAAGATGAAGTACTAACAGAAGTACCTATTAATCCTGTAGTAACTGAATCTAAATCTAACATTAAAAAAGACAATTCACTGAAGGAAGTTGTAAACTGCCTAAGAAATGAAAGAGTTATTGTAAGGCATATTAACAGAGCTACTAATCTAGTACAAAATCCTAAACATGTACTTTATGGTGGCATGGCTGAAAACTCTATTAGAACTTATGTAGTTCCTAGACTATCTTCAGGTATTTTTGTAAATGTTCTAACTGACAATGAAAAAGCTTATCTTGAGCAAATAATGCAGTTAGAATATAATGCTTTAAGCATTTATAAGAAAGTTGATAATTTCTGGGATGATAGTACAGAAGGAGGTATTTCTAGAGTAAGACTTACTAAACAAGATACTATTCTAGACCTATCTAATCCAGAAGATTATATTAGATATAAGATACTTTTAGCTAACAAAGATTTTATAGCACCCTCCCCTCAAGCATTGCAGGATTATCCTAAAGCTAGTTATGAATATGTATTAATTGCTGAAGGTGAAGATGTGAAAGCTGCTCAGAAGAATATGAGCACTACAATGATGTGCTATAAAGAGTTTGGTAAGATTGAGAATGATATTAATACATTGAGAGTGATTGTAGAAACTTTAGATGGTAGACCTACAGCTCCTAATGCTAAACTTGAGTTCTTGCAAACTAAAGTTAACGACCTTATTCAAGGTGATAGTAAGATGTTCTTGAAGGTTATTACTGATGAATATCTACCTACTAAAGTTCTAATTAAGCAAGCTATTGAGTCTGGCGTTATTTCTAAGCGAGGTAATTATTTGTATCTAAGAAGTGATAATACTCCTCTCTGTGAGGGTAATGAAGAACCTACTCTCAACTTTGCAGCTAAGTATCTGAATAATCCTAAACACTAGGATGTATTATTCTCAATTCAAGCTAAATTAAAATAATAAATTGCTCTAAGTAGAGCTAAAAATAAACCACAATGACTGATACAGAAAAACTTAACTTAGAATTCAGCAATGAGTTTGATGTGCTCTACAACAATATAACTTCAAACTAGGCTCCAGGTCTTGATGAATATGAAAAATCAGTCTTCCTAACTAGGGCGTAGGATGAAATAGTTAAAGCCTATTTTAATCCTAAACTTAACAAGTCTATGGAAGGTTTTGATGGTAATGAGAAGAGGTAGATAGACTTTTCTATGATTATTAAAAGTGAACAATAGCAGAGGTAGACTTCTACATCTAATGCAGGCGTTCAAGTAACATTTAATCCATTCTAGGATGGTATATTTGATCAAAGAAAAGAAACTGGCTCTGTAACTCTTCCTGAGGATATACTCATGTTTATTAATGAGTATGTTGTTGTAAATAGGAATGACAACTCAGTTAGACTGAATGTACTTCCAATTACCTATACAGAATATTCTAGGATAATGAGTAAACCATATAAGAGACCTCTTAAATTCTAGTGCTGGAGACTACTTGATAACACTAACGGATCTAGAAGAGCAGAACTTATAGTAGGCCCTAATGATAGAATAGACCAATATGTTTATAGGTATATCAAAAGACCTTGTGCTATTAGGCTAACTGACTTTGATGATGAAGTTACTTTAGATGGTGATAGCACTGCATAGGCTTGTGAACTAGATCCTATACTATATCCAGAGATAATTCAAAGAGCTGCAGAATTAGCTAAAGCTGCTTATGTTGGAGATTTAAATACTCAAATAGCTTTAGGTACTAATTCTTAGACTAATGTTGGTATGCTTACATCTAGTAAATAATGACAACTGAAGAATTTAGCAATGAATTTGATACTCTTATCAATAGCTATGCTACTTCAGAGTCATTTGGTAATAGCTAGAATCCTTTGAATTTTGATGAATATGAGAAGTCAGTATTTCTTACTAAAGCTCAAGAAGAACTGGTAATTCATTACTATACAGGAAAAGCTACTGGAGATTCATTTGAAGATACTGAATAGATGAGAAGATACCTTAGTGAACTAGTTAAAACTGATGAACTTGTGACTAAGATAGATGCTAAAGGTATTTCAGATAATTCAGTATTCTTCAAGTTACCTAACGATGTTTGGTTTATAACATATGAATCTGTAACTTTAGAGGATGAGTCTAAATGCTTAAATGGTAAAAATATCCAAGTAGTTCCTGTTACTTAGGATGAGTATCATAAAATAAAAGATAATCCATTTAGGTAGGCTAATTCTAGGAGAGCACTTAGATTAGACAATGAAAATAATTTAGTAGAAATTATATCTCCTTATAATATTGCAAAATATATTGTAAGATATGTAGCTAAACCTACTCCTATTATTTTAGTTGATCTGCCTGATGAATTATCTATTAATAATGAAAATAAAATAACTGAGTGTAAATTAAATCCTGTGACTCATAGGACTATATTAGAGGTTGCTGTTAAGTTAGCAATTAGTAGTAGGAGTTCTAGTACAGGTAAATAATGTTTAATTAAACTTTTATAAAATTATGGCTGTATTTAGCACAAATCAAGTAAGACATCTTTATGTACAAAACTCCCTTGGCACTGCTGGTGCTGATGGTCACATGCAGGACACTACTACAGGTGCTGCTATGTTCTATGTAGATCCTAAGAAGGAAACCTTTTTCCTTGAATATATAGGTGAAGGTGGTAGACTAAGGAGTGACATCATTGATGTTAAGAGTGTAAGACAAATTAAATATACTGCTGCTGATAGGCTTAAATCTAATCTTTATAAAACTTCTGTAAAGCTGGATTCTGCTGTTAATGGTGGTGAAGTAATTCCTGGTCAGGACTATATTCTAAGAATTGTATTCCGTCAGTTTGCTGGTATGTCAGATGAGGATACTTATATTAAGTACGGTGCTGTACATGGTGTTGCTAGTATGACTCCTAGTGATTTCTATAAGAAGCTTGCTATCTCTCTTGCTAAGAACTTTAGTAGAGAACTTACTCAGCTTTTGAGATTTAAGGTAGGTGATGTTGAAGTTACTGGTACTACTAAGATGACAGATCTTGCTGCTGTTACTGCTACTGAAGTAACTATTGAGGAAGTAGAGCAAGATTGGATTAGAGGTACTAAAGCTCAAGTTCCCGTATATTTTGAGGTAATTCCTACTACTGTAACCTATGATGGTGAAGAAGTTATCTGGGGTGTAATGGATGAAACTACTGGTAGCACTGCTAAAGAAGTATATGCATCTATTGCTGATGGTAAGAAGATTGCTGACCTTGAGTACTTCTGTCATGGTGAAAGAGGAGACATCTACAGAGGTGTAGGTTGGCCTGATGTAATTCCTACTAAGTATATGGTAGATGAAACTAAAGAATATGATGTTCTTGACATTGCCTATTACTTTGAAGGTGCAGGTGAAAATCCTCAGAAATCTGAGAAGGTTCTGACTGTTGTAGGTGCTGGTGGTGTTATTACTAAGCTGCTTGCTCTACTAGATGGTGTAGACCTCTCTAATAAGACAATTAAAGTAGAATAATCAAAGGGAGGCTTAGACCTCCCTTTAAATTTTTTATAACTATGATTAAATATAATGAACTAAGATTAGAAGGCAACACTCTTCATTATAACATAGCTGTTGAAGATTAGTCTTATTATGAAGATAAGATTTATCTAGAAGGATTTTATGTAGATACTCCTGATACTTATCCTGCTGCAGATGAACAATCTCATTATGATAAAGTTGAATGTTCAGAGCAAACAGAAATGGATGGAGAATTAGTACTACCTTCAGGTAAAGATATTTACATAATTACACCTATAGTAGTTGGTACTGAGGATCTGGGGCCAGATACTCCTTGTGGTAAAGATGTAATAGAAACTGCAATAGTGTATGATGAAAATATTATACTAGATAAAGGGCTAAATTATCTAAGTACATTAGCAGATAGTTGCATTATACCTAAAGGATTTATAGACTTTATATTAAAGAAAGCTGCACTAGACCTATCTATCAAAGCTTGTAATTATTAGCAAGCTACAAAACTATGGTAGAAGTTAACTAAGTATAGCATTAATAAAACATCTACTAATGGTTGCGGCTGCCACTCTAATTAAATAGTCCTATGAAGCTCTAAGTAGGTACTTTACTAGATTATCTTAGGTAGGCTATCTTCCATACTCTACAGTAGATACTCTATTAGTTCTTCTATATATCACACATATTAGAAATAAATATGAGCTAGATAATAAGTAGCTAGGAGTAATAGACAAAGCTTTAAATTGTTTATAGCAATCATGCTTATTACCTCTATCTAATTGTAAGAGAAGTTGTAATTAGTTAAAATAAAATCAATAAGACTCTTGTGTAAATCAGCAAATTTGCTTATCTTTGCACAAGAGTTTTAATTTTACATAGCTATGACATACAAGGAAATTATATATAGTGTACTAGATCTACTTAAAGTAGCTTCAGATGATGCATATTTTACTGAAGAGCATGTGTTATTTTTGGCTTCTAAAATAAGATCTGCTATACTTAAACAAACATATGCTAGTATTAAGAAGGAAATTCCTGAATCTAACTATCAAACTATATGCTTAGATTTAATAGAGGTTCCTGCTATTAGTGGTGAACCCTGTGAAGGAGGTACTTACTTAAGAAGCAAGCAAAAAATACCTACTACTCTTACTGTAGGTAATACTAAAATATATCCTGTTGATTACTATCAAGGGGAGATTACATTTATTTCTAGAGAAAGAATGAGGTATGTTGGTCATAATAAGTGGCTACAGAATATAATTTATGCTTCTCTAGGGCCTGATGGGTACTTGTACTTTAAATCCAGTAATCCTCAATATCTATATTTAGAGCAAGTTAGAATGAATGCAGTCTTTGAAGATGTTGAGGAAGCTGCTAAACTACAATGTGATAGTGATGCCACTTGTGATATACTAGATAGTGATTTTCCTTTAGAACAAGGTTTAGTGTCTACACTTATAGAAACTACAGTAAAGTTCCTTAGTGGTTCTATATATAAACCTACAGACTCTGCTAATGATGCTTCTGATAATCTTGCAGAACTTGCTACATACTTAAGGAATAATCTTAAGTCAGATTTACAAAAACAAATTGAAGGCTGATGGATGAATTTAGGAAACAAGTACTTAAAGTAAATGGACCAAGAAAACACAAGACTAATAAATCATTTGGAGTTTATGACTCCTATAAGTGGATTAGAAAGCACAAATGGTTAAATATAGGTAAACCAATAACTGAGCATACATTCTATAGTATTATAAGACAAGTAAACAATGAACTAGCTGAATTTTTATCTAGAGGATATGACATTAATCTGCCTGAAAAAATGGGTAGATTAGAGCTTAGGAAATATGATGCTAGAATTACATTGCAAGGTACTAAAGTAATAACTAATTTACCTATAGATTGGGATAGTACTCTTAAATTATGGGCGGAAGATAATGATGCTTATGTAAATAGGGTGCTTATTAAAATGAAGGAAAGAGAAATATTTAGAGTATACTATAATAAATGCAAGGCTAACTATAATAACAAATCCTTCATGGTCTTTGATATAAATAGAGAGTTAAAAAAAGAATTAAAGAAAAACATAAAAGAGGGAAGGATTGATTCCTTTAAATTCAATGACTGATTATATTTCTATTAAACAGATACTTGATAATTGCTTGCACCATCCAATGCTTCAAGACTTAACTCTAGAAAGAGCAGTAGCCTATGCAGTTGACTTCCTTAGAATTGTGTAGGCTCCTGCTATATTTCTAGAAAAAACTGCAAAACTAGAAGTTAATGGATATAGAGCAATACTTCCTTGTGATTTTCATAGGATAATTCAAGTAAGAACTAAACATAAAAATTGTGATTAGGAAGTAATGTCTGCATTTAGAGCATCAACAGATAGTTTCCATCTTAGTGAAGATAAAAGTAATTCTCCTGAATTAACTTATAAAATTCAAGGCAGAGTAATATTTACTTCAATTAAAGAAGGTACTATTGAGATAGCCTATTAGGCTATTGCAGTGGATGAGGATGGTTATCCTTTAATTCCTGACAATAGTTCTTTTACTAGAGCATTAGAACTGTACATTAAAAAGCAGTGTTTTACCATACAATTTGACCAAGGTAAAATTAATGCTCAAGTATATAATAATGTATGTTAGGAGTATGCTTTTGCTGTAGGTCAAGCTCAAACAGATATGATAAGACCTACTATTGATGAAATGGAGGCTATTACAAATATGTTAAATACTTTAGTTCCCAGAGTATCTGATCATAACAGAGGGTTTAGATACAATGGAACTAAAGAATATATAAAGCAATAGTAATATGTAGAAATTTATTAAGTTTAAATTGTTAGGGATGGATACTGACTCTGATCAATCCCTTATAGATGGAACTACTTCTATATATAACTACAATGTAAGATTCACTACTATAGAAGATAATTAGACATCTGCAGTTATTACTAATGAAAGGGGCACTAAGTAGATTGGAGATATTGCAATAACAGGAACTCCAATAGGCTATGCTGTAGCCGATTAGTATCTAGTTATCTTTTATGTGTACAATACTACTAGTTACATTAGCATATACACTAATACTAATGATGTAATTTCTCACTATTATACTTATCAAGGTAATTTAAATTTCAGTGAATTAAACCCTATTGAATGTTAGGTTGCTTGGGAAAGGGAAGCTTTAATAAAAATTTTTTGGATTGATGGTAGAAATCCATTAAGATTTTTAACTATACCTACAGATTTTACTTCTAATATACAGGAAGTCCAAGCTAACTACTTTGATGTAGTAAAAGATATAGACTTTGAGTCTGATTTACAGAATTCAATAAGTGTAACTAGAGAATCTTTAGGAGGTACTTTTCCTGCAGGAGTTATACAATATGCTTTTACTTACTATACTAAATATGGGTCTGAAAGTAATATCTTTAAAATGACTCCTTTATATTACTTAAGTAATGATAGAGGAGGTACGCCGCAAGATAGGTCGGTGTCTTGTGCCTTCAGTATTACTATTGATAAGGTAGATACTAAAGGTAATTGGGATTTTCTTAGAATATATTCTATACTTAGAACTTCTTTAAATGGAGAAGCTGTATGTAAAAGAGTTGTTGATATCAGTATAAAAGATTTTTCAGAGTCTATTACCTACATAGATAATGGAGAATACGGTGAGACAATAGATTCTACTAGGCTGCTATACTTAGGAGGGGAAAAGATCATACCTAAAACTATTGCACAGAAAGATAATACATTATTTCTAGGGAATTATAGCATAGTAAGAGCGGAAATACCCAATAGCATAAAAGATATTCTTAGAAAGGCAGTTAATTCTGATAACTTTTTTAAATTAACTTACGCTAAAGAAGAAAACTCTGATGTGACTTATGCCAGAAAAGTAATATCTACTATATAGAATTCTGAAGGTAAATTGCAGACTTATTAGTATACACCACAATTGTATGAAAATTAGGATTAGATAACTACATTCAAATGTGGAGAGACTTATAGAATAGGAGTACAATTGCAAGATACTACAGGCAGATGGTCTGAACCCATATTCTTATTTGATGCTACTAATGGAGTATTTCCAGAAACCACCAACGCTAGTATAATAACAGACACTAGTTCTACATCTAAAGCACCTGCATTGGATACTGAAAATTCAGTTAGTACTGACACTACAAATACTATAGCTGCAAAATGGGATAATGTAAAAGTTGAAGAAACTAATTAGCTCATTGGTGTTGGAGATACTTTAACTTAGGAAGATACTTCTACTCAAAGCAGCACTACTGAAACTTCTAAAACTACTACTTCATCTAAAGCATCTAAAGCTTTATATTAGGGAATACTACCTTTTGGACACTTAAGATTAAATTTAAATAATATAAAGGCTTCTGAAGATTCTGATACTAGCTTGCTATCTTATTTTAAAAATTTAGGTTATATTAGAATAAGGCCAGTAATTGTATTACCTAATGAGGGCCAAAGAGAAGTTCTTTTTCAAGGAGTGGCTAATCCAACTATTAGGAAAGGAGAATCTTAGAGTAATTTTGATTACAGAATTCCTTCATGGTTTTTTAGACCTATAAAATCAGATAATGCTCCTAATAGTACAGACTACTACTTGGGCTCATCACAATATTTAGGTGTATTTCCTGAATATAGAAATGGAGAAGTTATTACTTACTATGACTACACTAGAGGTAATAATAACACTCTGGCGGAATTTCAATATAAAACATCAGACTTATTCTACATTGATTGGGGAGTAATAACTGTTGATTCTCCCGATATTAGATTTAACGAGCAAATATCTTTAGTAGATATGGATGACGTTAAAGCTAGAATAGTAGGTTATGTAGATATTCAAGGGAATGCAGCTAGTTATAATATAGAGATAGAGGGTACTACAGAGCCTGCAGAAAAGTATAAAGCAAATGCGCTAATGTCTGCAGTTCCTCTTGGTAATAAAACTACTGTAACTAGCTCTTATTTATCTGGAAGTATTACATCAGGCAACAGAGGAGCTATACTACTTAATGCTCCATTGTGGTTAGATGGTATATCAGATAGGGGAGAATAGGGCTATGATTAGTATATAGCACAATGGTATGTATTTCCTTGGCATAGGAGTGGATCTTTAAATAATTGCTCATCTACTAATATGAACAATATTGAAGGAGCAGCTAAACCCTCTGTATTAAAAAAGAAAATTATAGCAAATGCTAGATTTGGATATAACACCTCATATGATATAGCTAAAAAAGATTTAAGTATTACAGATACTAAAATATTTTTACAAACTAGTGATGCTTAGTTAACTAGATTTACTGATGGTAGTTTATACAGAAATAATATAGACATAATACTACCTGCATCAGGACTAACTGCATTTAAAGCTTTTGGATTAATGCAATCTACTACTACAACTGATGGAGATAAGATTATGACAGTTACTCCATATTATGGAAAGTAGATAGGGGATTCCCCTTCATTCAACAAAGATACAGATCCAGTAGAAGCTAATACTGCTAATTTGTTAGGCTGCTTTTTTAACTTTTCTACTACTACAACTAATGCTAAATTTTTATATTATGATCTTTTGCATGATAGTGTAGGTAATGGGAATTCCTACCATGTTAGTTCAGATCCAATACCTATGTAGTTTAAAACAGGCAGTAATTGTATACTAAAGCTAAATTCTAGTTTAGATTATAATCAACTAAAAAATTCTGACAATAGTAAATTTATTTATGAGATTTCAAATGGCAGGTGGCTACCTATAGTAGAAGTTTATAGAGAGGTGTCTAATAAATTTGGAGGAACTTCAGATGATGCTATTTAGCAGAATGCGTGGTTAGTAGCTGGTAATCCAGTACTATTAACTGATGATAGTCTAAATATATTTTGGGATAGAGGAGATACTTATTTTTAGAGATATGACTGCTTGAAGACGATGCCTTATAGTGATAGTTCAGTTAATAACATTATTGAGATACTATCATTTTTTTGTGAAACTAGAATTAACATTGATGGTAGATATGATACTAATAGAGGATTACAAGACAATACTAATGTTAGTTCTACAAATTTTAATCTACTAAATGATATTTATTCTTAGAAAGACAATTACTTTGAGTATTATATAGCAGACTATGATTTAACTCAAATTAATTCTTATCCTAATTAGATTATATGGTCTAATACAAAAGTAGCTGGAGATACAGTAGATGCTTGGACTAATATAACTTTACTAAATAGTTTAGATTTAGATGGAAGTAAAGGTACTGTCAATGCTATAAAGAATTTTAATGGATAGCTTTATACTTTCTAGGATTCAGGCATCGCAATGCTTGGATACAATCAAAATGCTATGGTTAACTCCCAAGATGGTGTTCCAATTGAAATAGCTAACTCTGGGAAGGTCACAGGTTCAATATACATTAGTAGTAATCAGGGCTGTATTAATAAATGGACTATTACTGACATAGGTGAGGGATTGACCTTTGTAGATTCTCTAAATAGGACTTTCAATTTGTTTAATGGTAAAGCTATATAGGATCTTGGAGAAAAAGCAAATTTTAGAGCCTGGATTAAAGCTAATTGTGGAAGTTTAGATTCTTGGAATCCTGTATGGAAAAATATTAATCCCAATACTTTAACTGTATTGCATGATAAACAGGCTGGAGAACTATTACTAGTAAATAAAGACAATGCAGTTGCATATAGTTTAGGTCTTCTTAAATTTACTTCATTTTATAGCTATGAGGCTTGCCCTTGGTTTATCAATAGTAGAGAAACGCCCATACTTTTACAGCATTTAGATAGCAGATACTGGGGTATGTGGAAACCTAGAGCCGGAGAATATAACAAGTTCTTCAATTCTATTAAACCTTATACTATTGAATTTATTATGAATGATGCCTCTTTATTTGATGTGTATAAAATGTTTTCTACTTTAGAAATCAGAGATACTGTATTAGCTTCTCAAGAGGATACTTATGAAACAAGTCCTAATAAAATTAGCATACAAGATGATTTTTCCTTTGATACTATTCAAACTTATAATAGTTACTAGGATTCTGGTAAGTAGAAGTTATCTTTCTTAAGAAACAAGCCTTCAAATTTAAAAGCTAAATTTAGAACTTGGAGAATTCAAATACCTAGAAATAAAAATAAAGGAGTTGGTAGAACCAGTGATAGAATGAAAGATCACTATTTAACAGTAAAACTATCTCATGATAATCAAACTACAAAAGGAGTAAAAATTCATGATATAGTAGCATCATACTATACTTAATTATTAAAGGTAAGCAATATATTTGCTTACCTTTTATTTTTTGACTTAAAGTGTTGATAGTTTCGCTGATTTTTACTATCTTTGTGCTTAAATAATTAATACAGTATTAATATGAGAAAAAATGGAATAACAATTGTTAATCCTTGGAATAAAGATGCAATAAACTAGCATTATTATGGAATTACTCCAGATAATGTAAATCAATATGATTTGGGTGGTGCTTTGCAATTGGCTTAGACTGGCACTTAGCAACTAGCAGATGGAGTCAAGGAATTAAATAATATAGGAGATAAATCCAAATAGTTAAATAATTAGATACAAAGTTCTAATATATCAGCAACTCAAGCTTCTAGCACTGCAGATTTATTAGCAGAATACAATGCCTATAACCCTTTAGCTAAAGTTACTTGGAAAGACTTTACAAATAAAGGAGGTATTGGAAGCACATTAACAGACATGGTAGGTAATGGAGTTTAGGGAGCTATGAGTGGAAGCTCTATGGGACCAATTGGAGCAATTGGAGGTGCAGGAATAGGTTTAGCTACTGGATTATTTACTAATCTAGCAGCTAAAGCTAAAGCTAAAAGAGAAGCAAAGGCTGCTAATATAAAAATAGCAGCAGCTAATATTAACAATTAGAGTATATTAGACAATAAAGCTATAGGTTTAGACAACAGAATGCTCAGACAGGATTTAAATAATTTTACTGGCTGGGAAGCAGCTTATGGTGGGCCTTTAAATAGAGAATTTGGATTTGGGGGAAATATGCTTACTAATGGGTCTGTTTTTTCTACAGGATTGACTTTTATAGATACAGGAGGTACTCATGAACAAAATACTAATGGTGGAGTACCTGCGGGAGTTAATCCACAAGATGGAATCCCTAATTAGGTTGAAGAAGGTGAGGTTATTTATGATGATTATGTATTTAGTAATAGGCTAAGAGTAGCTAAAGAATTAATGGAAAAATATAAACTAAATCCAGAAAATGGGAAAAATCCAACTTATGCATAGGCTATAAGAAAATTATCTAAAGAAATTAGTGAAAGGCCTAATGACCCTATAAGTAAGAATGGATTAGAGGCTATAATTAAAGAATTTGCCTAGTATCAAGAAGAAAAAAGAGCTAAGTAGTAGCAAAAGAAACAACAGTAGCAACAACAACAATATTAGGATCAAGTATTGCTACAACAAATGCAATAGGCTTAGATGCAATAGGCATAGGAATAGTAGCAATCCCAATTTGTAAATGGTGGATTAGTTAGAAGATTTGATGATGCTGGCTCTTTAGTAGATCCTACTGAAGGCATCATATATACTCCTGATGAAGGCAATTTACCTGAATTAACCGTGGTTTATACAAGACCCAACACACCTGCTCCAGTGCAAATTTCTGATAGAGGTCCAATAAATCCGGATACTCCATCTTAGCCTATAGATACTTTTCTAAATTATATTGAGCCATAGACTCCAATTACACCTCTAGTACCTGCTTCTCCAACTATAGATCCAAAAGCAAATGCTTTAGAAGTAATAGCAGAAAGAAAAAGTAATCTAGCAGCAGGAAAATAGTATTTTGTTTCAAAGAGAAATCCCTATAAGGTTCTTACATCTCCTGTAGAATTAGCAACAAAAACTACTACACCAGAAAAGAAGGGAAAAACTTATTAGGATTTTCTTAGATTTGCTCCTGTAGTTAGTCAAGCGATTTAGGGATTAACAGATGCTTTTGGTTTTACCAATAGGCCTACTTTTAATTTAGGAAAAAGAATACTAGCTGCTAATAATGCAATAAGAGATGTAGGTACAGAAGCTGTAGGCACTAAACTGGGATATAGGCCTGTAGATTAGTGGGCTGCTATTAATAATTTAAACGCGCAAGCTGCTGCACAAAGGGCTCTTATAAGAAACTCGAATAATAGAGTTGGGGCTGCAGGATCCTTATTAGCTGCTGCATACAATTAGAATAAAACTTTAGGAGAACTATATGCTAATATGGAGAATGCTAATTGGAGTAGATTAGCTAGTGTAGCTTAGCATAATACAGGAATAGATCAGTCTAATAGACAGGCATTTGATCAAGCTGCTCAATTCAATGCAAATTAGGGAGTAAGAAGGGCTGCTAATATGATTACTGCTGCTTAGGCGGATGATGCTGAAGAAACTGCAGCTTATCAAGCAATAGCTAATAATAGAACTAATTTAGCTAATACTTTAGGAGCTATAGGTAAAGAAAGACTTGAAAGAGGTATGCTAAAAGCTCTAATTAAATCTGGATATGCAGGAACTCCTAACCAGGCTTTAATAGCTGCATTAGCTAGATATGGTATTAATGTAGGATAGCTTACTACTGGAGCTAAAAATGGTGGTAAACTTAATAGAAAAAAGAAAAAAGGATTGACTTATTGATATGGCAAGGATTATACAAAATAATGCACAGTTTAATCCATTCAGTTTTGATGAAATGCTTAAACCAGTAGCTTTATATGGAGAAGCATACAGAAGTCAAGAAGATGCTTTAGCTGAACTAGAAAATAAATCAGCTGTATGGGATGGATTATTAGATAAAATTAAAGATGCTAAAACTTACAAAAAAGTAAAGAAATATATAGATGGTATAAAAGCAGCATCAAGTGATTTATCTACAAATGGTTTATCTGTAGGTACTAGAAAAGCCCTACTAAATTTAAAATCTTAGTATGGTTAGGAGATTGCTCCTATTGATGTCCTATATAAGAAAAGAGCTGAAATTGAATCTGACCAAAGAAAGATGGAAGCTGCAAATCCAACTATAAGATTCAGAAGAAAAGCTGCAGAAACTAGTTTAGACGATATGTACAATAATCCTACATTAGATTTTGGTGCTAATTTTTCTGGACAAATGCTGCAGGATGATGTGTATAAAGCAGTAGCTTCTATCAAAACTGCAATGCTTAGAGGAGATAAATTGCAGAGTATTGGATTACCTTTTTAGTATCAATAGAGGTTAGATAAAGGAGCTACTCCAGATGAAGTATTTACTGCAATGTTCCAATAGGCCTAGCAAGGAGATCCTAGCACAGTGAAATTTCTACGTTCTATAGTGTAGAATGAGGTAGCTTCTTCTGGAGTACTAGACTGGAATGATCCTAGTGCAGTTAATTATGCATATACTTGGGCTAATAAAGGTCTTATGGGTGCTATAGGTGAATCTGAAATGAAATACTTTACTGATCAATACAGTATGCAAGAAGCTTTAGCACAGAATGAGTGGAATAAAAAATAGCAAGAAGCTAATGCTGAAGCACAAAGACTGAATGGTAATATACCTCTTAATTTTGATGATTTAGTTTCACCATTAGAGGGAGAAAGAGTGCCTGTAGAAATACGAGATTATGAAAATCTACAAAAATTAGGATATGGTTATGATCCATCTAAGAATAAAAAAGCTGGCTATGTAAGAATAGATGTGGGACCAGCATCAAGAAACAGAGATGCTGCTGGTGGTGACTACAGAAATCAAAGTATAGATGTTAACTTTTTCTCTAAGGATGGTTTACTTCTATCTAAAAAAAGCGTAATGAGTTAGACTAAAAATACTTAGTATAAGGAGGCTATTGCTAGAAAATATGATGAGTTTAAGAAGTGGACTGAAAAACACATTACTCCAGTTAATGGCCATTATCCTATGTCTGCTTATAAAAAGTATTACGATGGTCTATATGCTAATAAAGTAGAAGGAAGTAAAATGCTTTCTATGGTACAATTAAGATTAGATAAAGATACAATAACAAATATAATTCTGAGTAATGCTCAAAAGACTGTAAATGGAGGCATTACAGGAATAATGGAAGTAAAAGATTGGAATTCTGATGGATCTATGGAAACAAAAGGTCGCGTTAAATTAAAAACTTTGCAAAATGAACTTTCAAAAGAAGATGTTCAACCTTTGCTATATGTCCCAGGAACTGCAGCTACTAGAGGAGTAATTGTAAAGCTAGGTAAAAAGACATATTTAATTCCACAAAATGTACTAGGAAGTATTGGAGCTGAAGCTTTTAATATTGATGTTCCCATGCTACAAACTGCATATCAAACTAAGCAAGATTTAATTAGTAGGTATGGCGAAGATGCTTATTATAAATCTCCTGAAGGACAAAAGCTAGAAGCCACCATTGATTAGGCGGGAGCTGCTTATGTAAGATCTATTACAAATGCACTAGCTTTTGAATATAAATTAAATCCTTATCAATTAAATACAACAACTGAAAATTCTTTATAGTAATGGCAACTAAAAAAGATATAACTCAGACTGGACCTAAAGCCCTTAGAGGTATCAGGAATCCAGACCTATATAATCAACAAAGTTTAGGATTGTCCCAAGAACAACTAGACAATCTTCAAAATTTAAATTATAGAGCTACTAATAGAAATTTTGAAGTTACACATGGCCATGTTGGATATACAGGTCTTAATAAACCTACTTTCTATGCTCCAGGGATTAACAAGGATGTAGATTATGGAAGCTCGTCTTATGATAAAGATATTTTAATTAATCCAACTTAGTAGGATGTGCAAGATTATAGGTTTTCAGAACAATCTGGATTAACTCAAGCTCTTAATGGTGTCTTAAAAGGAACTTTACTTGCAGGTACTACTTTTGTAAATGGTACTGTAGGGTTAGGTATAGGATTAATGCAAGGAATTGCTAATACTATAGATGGTGATAAAACTACGTCTTTTTGGCAAGGTTTGTGGAATAATCCTATAAATGCTCTTATGACTGAAGTAAATAATAAAGCAGAAGAGGTACTTCCTAATTATAGAAGCACAGCATAGAGTGAAGGTCCTTGGTGGGCATGGGATAATTTAACTTCAGCAAATTTCATATTTGATTCATTTGTTAAAAATATGGGATTTACTATAGGTGCAGTGTATAGTGGAGGTATCTATACTAAAGCTATTGACGCTGTAGCTAAATTGATAGGTACTGGTAGGATGGGTGCAGCTACTGCAGAAACTATAGCAGCTGGAGAAAAAGCTATGGAATCTGCTAGAGCAACTAAAGCTGCTAAAGCCACACTAGGTGCTTTATTAAGTGCCCATGCAGAAGCTACTACAGAAGCATACAACACCTACACAGATGGTCTAAAATTAGAGGATTAGAAAATTCAAAATAGATTTAATGAAGATTATAGAAAAATTGTTCATGAATTTGAATAGGCTGGTGGTAAATTTGATTAGAATGGGTATCCAGATCCTAATTCAAATCCTGAAGCTTTTCAAAGAATGCAACAGCAAACTTCATTGGTCAATACTAGAGTACAACTAGCTAGAGAAGAAGCTGATTCTAGAATGAGATAGGCTGCCACTATGGATGGTATTTTAAATATCCCTATTCTATGGGTAGATAATTTATTCATGATGGGTAAATATTATGCTGGAGGATGGAAAGCTGCTAGAAATGCTAATAAGACTGTAACTAGAGCAACTAAAGAAGCTATGAAAGATGCTAAAGCTGCAGCTGCTGCTGGTGATATGTCTAAATTAGAAAAACTAAATGAAATTGTAGCTAAAGCAGAAAAAACAGCATATAAAGGACTAACTGCAGAAGAGAGAGCTCTAGTAGAAGAAGTTCATCCTAGAATGTTAGGTAAAGTGGGAGGAGCTACTAAAAAAGCTCTTACTCCATTTGTTAGAGAAGGTAATGAAGAAATGTCTTAGGGTGCTGCTTCTCAGGCTAGTATTTACCGCTATGGATTAACAGATGATTAGATTGACAGAATATTTGATGGTAGATAGGATCCTGATGCATAGTTAGAAGTAAAGGGGTTGCTAGAGTCATTGGTTTATGGTATTGGTGAATTTTATGGAGATCCATAGAATTGGCAAGAGGGTTTCATAGGAGGTTTAACTGGTCTATTAGGTGTACCTACTTTTGGTAAAAGAGCTAATTCTACAGACCAAACTTACTTAGGTAGAAGTAAATGGATTGGTCTAACTGGAGGTGCTGTATCTGAAGTTAAAAATTATTTAAAAGAAAGATCAGAACAAGATGCTGATGCTGTTAGAGCTACAGAGGTTCTTAGAAAAGGAAATCTAACTGAAGATCTTAAGCATTTAGTAGCTCAAACTAAATTTACTAAAGATTAGGAATTTGCTGTTATCCATGATGATGAAAAGGAGTATAAGGATGCTAGAACTGCTGCTATTTTTGAATAGATAGCCTATTTAAGAAAAGTAGGAAGAATGGATCTTTTAGAATCTCTCATGAATCAAATGGAAGGATTTACTGAAGAAGATGCTTAGACTATTTTAGATTTAGCTACTAAAGAAGTTTCTGTAACTGCACCTAATATTCAAGAAAAAGTAAACTAGAAAAAACAGTTAGAATAGGAATTAGAGTAGCTTTTACAATAGAAAGCTGAAGTAGATAGCTATGGAGCCACTTAGAGAGAATAGCTCCTAATTAATGCGTAGGATGCAGCTAATGAAGATTTAGGAAGTCCTGAAGATAATCGTATGGCTTTTGAAATGCTTAGGTAGTTTAATCAGGCAATTAAACAAAAGCAGGACTAGATTGATATTTTAGATTCTGAAATAAGAGAAGCTAAGGCCACTACAATATCTCCATATGTGCATTGGGAAGATGGATCAATGTTTTCTAATGAAGAAATTTTACAAGACTTAAATAAAAGAGTTAAAAATGTAAAGAAGATTATTGATACTATAAATTTAGCTCAAGACTAGATTGATGAAGCTACTTCAGAAGTATTAACAGATGAACAACTAAATACTCTTACTTGGTATCATGTAATGATGAATGATTGGGTTGAAAGATCTGAAGGTATTACTACATAGTGGTAGTCATTAATTTAGAAAATAGTTGATGATCCCCAATTAAAAGCTATACTTGATGCTGCAGAAGCTGTAGAAGATATACTTAAAGAATCTGGATTAGATTTCAATAGTAATGAGATAAAGTTAGGAGGCAGATTTGATGCTAGTTTAACTTAGGCTAAACAATATAAAAAACTACTGGACAATTTAATACAGGCTTTAAATACTGGAGGTATGACAGTAGCTTATCTTTTGACTAGTGAAGATAAGGTTAAAGGTACTGATTTAAAAGCAGGTGAATTAATTATGAAGCAATTATAGGCTGTATTAAATACAAATGAATCTATAACTGCAGATGTAAAAGAGAATTTTAATAAAGCCCTACTCGACTTACAAGCAATGGGTAAAAGCCATAGAAGGTATAATGAATTGCTTGATGAGTATCTTAAAAATCCAGAAAAAATTGATGAAGCTCATGCTGCCAGTACTAAAAAAGCTGAAGAGCAAGCAACTAATAAGAAAAGAGCGGGCATACTACAAAATATAAATTGGGAACAGCCTATTGGTAAAATAGCTAAATAGCTAGCAGAAAATGCAAATTCTATTCAAGATGCTGGAGGGTTTGACGAGCTTATTAAGGAACTATCTCCTGAAGAGTAGGCTATTGCTGAACAAGTACAAAAAGCTTTAATGACTTTAGATGCTGTAAATGACCTTATAGATAAATCTTAGCTTACCTAGGAACACGCCAATATTCTAAGAAAACTATTGGATAGGTCAATAGAGGATCTTGAAGATCCAGAAAATTTGCTAGTAGATTTGCTAGAGCGCTTGAATGATGGTGGAGTCGATGATATAATAGATGACACAGTTCCTGAAGATGCTGGCATGGATGAAGCTCAGATGATAAAAGATGCTGCAATTTTGGCTATAAATGACTTCTTAGAAGATAACCTAGATGAAATAGTATCTGCTGTAGATGAGGCAGAAAAAGCTGAATAGAGAAGACAAGAAGAAGAAGAAAAAAGAATGCAAGAAGAAGCAGAAGCATTAGAGAATAAAGAAAAGAGTGAAAATGAGGATTTGGAGGAACCTGAAGAAAAAGATCCTGCAGATATAGATGATACTATACCTGAAGATGAATCTGAAGATGAGCTTTCTGATCCAATTGAAGACACTACCTAGGAAATTAAAATTAGAAATAGGTAGGACACTGGACCACAACAAGGCTAGAATTGGGCTAAAGATAGTAGAAGAAGACAAATAAGTTAGTACTATTTACATGGAGAAGATAAGCAAGAGCTTCCTGATTATTATGAATAGCATCCAGAATACATACCTAAAGGAGTAGATAAAGAAGCTTTTTTAAAGTATGTAAAGGCCGTTCATAAATACCTTACTAATAAAGGGGCATATACTTATATTAGTGGAGTAAATTCAGAATATGCACTTAAAGTAGGAGATGATATTGAATTTATTACAGATAAAGAGTTAAATGCAGAGGCTGGAGTTACTGTAATTCTAATGTAGGTTACTAATAAAGACGAGTAGAAGCAAATTATTGGCTCTTTAGCTACTTCTTTAGATTTTCAAACTCAAGACAGGGAAAATGGTAAGACGTTAGCAGAAAAATTTCCAGGAGATAAAGCTTTATATGATGCTCTCGTTAGAGAATTACTAGATAAAGAAAGTGGAACTGCATCTACTATAACTACTAAAGTAGAAGCACTAAAAGGCGGGTATCCTTCTTTTAGTAAAAATAATAATTCTGTAGCTTCTGTATTTGGAGATAACCCAATACCAATAGCAATAGTAAAAAAGACCTCTGTAGCTAAATCATCAAATGTTCATGATGATGCTTGGCAATTAGTAGGCAGTAAACCAGGGCAAGTTTATGTTTATATAGAATCTAATAATGGCATACAAGTTCCTTTATTATGTACCAGCACTGCTTTGAGAGATTTAAGTGAGGATGATTGGTACATATAGCAAACCTTAAATGCAGTATTAGCTCTTAAAGATACTGCGCAGTTAGGTAGATTAAAAATGAACTTATTAAAATGGTTGCCATTTTTAAAAAATTTACACATCAATATAATTCCAAAAGAAAATAATGTTAAATAGATATTATTTTCTTGGGGCAGTAATGCTGAAGGTAAAAACACTAATTAGTATAGTATCACTTTAGAAGATGATGGTTCAATTCCTGAATATAAAGCTTTATACTTTATTAAATTTTTAGCTAGAACTAAAATTGAAACTTCTAAAAAAGATAGAGGTGGAAATCCTGTTCAAATGTATCCAACTACTAGTGTAGATAGGCTCCGTCTTGATGATGCTGAATATGTAAAAAATATTTCTAGATATATTAAAGTAAATATTACTGAAAACACTCCCCATACTATTAATGACTGGTTTACATATGAAGCTACATCATATTAGACAGATAATCAGGCTCATAATAATCCAAATCCAGTAGTTCCTACAAATGGAGCTAGAAGAGCTAATCATAAAGTAGATACTCCAGATGGAGAAGTAGAAGTATCTCCTGCAGGTACTGTAAATGATAGTGAAGGTAAACCTTTAGATGAAGACAAAGAAGCTGCTGCTAGAGAATTCATTAATGACGATTCTACTGAAGTACCAGAAGATTTAGATAATGATGATGATAATGATGCAGAATTAAGTCCTATAGCTACTAAAAGAAGAACTAAAGGTAGTCTCAACTTAGTAAATATCTTTAGAAGAAGTAGAACTAATAGAACTGGTAAACATCTACTAACAACTGATACCTAGGATAATGTAACTGATGAAGAAACTTTAGCTAGTGATGAAGAAAAACTTAGAAAGATGTTTCCTAAATTGGCTGAATAGGGAAGGATAGTATTAGTGGATGGGCTTATTTCTATAATTGATAATGCAGGAAATCCTAAATAGGCTTATGGTTTATTTAGAAATGGAGTTTTATATATAAGTAAACAAAGCCCTGCAGGAACTGCCTATCATGAGGCTTTTCACTATGTAATAGATACTTTGTTAAAACAAACAGAAAAAGCTATTTTGTTTAAAGAAGCTACTGAATTGTTTGGCAATCTAGAAGAACTAGAGTTAGAGGAAAAATTAGCAGAGTCATTCAGAGAATTTATGAATGGTATGCAAGATCCTTCTATTAAAGGTAGATTAAAATCAATTTGGTAGAATTTAAAACATATAGTTAAATCAATTACTGGTAGAGAATCTTATATGGATAATCTATTTTGGCAAATGTATAGAAATAAAATAGGTAAAAGGCAAGAAACTCAAGATAATCAAAATACTTATAAAGAAGAATTACTAAAATATAAGCAAGAAAAGCTTAAATATGATAATTTAGATTAGGAAACTCAATAGTATATTCAAAAAAGGGGTTTCTCAAAAGTCAATTTTGATGACTTAAGTATAGAACAAAAGGAAAACGTACTTTAGTGTATGTGAGTAGACAAAAAAAAATAAAGGGTAGTACAGTTAATGTACTACCCTTTTGTTGTTTACTTACTTAAACTTTCATAATATGTTTCCATTTTTTCAGGATGTGCTACCTTTATAAAGTTACTTCTCCATGAAGGAACTTCCAATAATGCTTTATATGCAGTACTATGCCCCTTGTATGGCCCACTCTTGATTTCATCCATCCATCTAAATGGATTAAGAACTCTTGTTAAATTTACCGTATCTTCAATTACTGAAGTATTTGCTATTGGGCTTTTTAAAATATTAATCATTTCTGTAGGCATTTGAGTACCTATAGTCAGAGCTCCTAATTCAGTTCTTTCTCTAAGCATAAGAGCTCTTAGCATTCTTTCTGCCCAACTTCTATCTTTCTTTTTAGATTTATCCATACATACACATAAAATACTAATAGTTAAAAACTATGTTATTTCAGCCAAAGCTCTTTTTATATTAGCTTTTTCATAATCTTCTAGTTGATTCCAATTCCAAAGCAATCTTTTTTGACCATCCTCAGTTTCTTGTCTTAAACCTAATAAAAATTTAAATGTAGTTCTGTAGTATCCTTCAAAGTCAGTATCAGCTTCCATACTATGCATTTTAGCTCCAAATCTGTATCTAAATTGACTAGGTATCCAATCTCTATACTACATTATAAATCTACCCCACAAATGACGTCTAGCAGCAATAGAGTCTTCATCATTATATATACCAAATAGATGCTGATTAACATATCTAATTTTAGCTTCAAATTTAGTTAAATCTTCTTCAGTGAATTCACTACCATCTTCTTTAGTTATTCCTTCTTTAAGCACTAATTTATTGCCTAAATCAGGATCATTCTCTTTTATAGGTTTAACTTCTAAAGCATCCCATAGAGATATTGCATTTCCATTAACATCCTTTAGTTTATATCTTAAAGACATAGCTATAGCTGTTCTGTTATATAACCAGAAGTCTCCAGCATCTTGCCCTAAAAACTGAATTCTGGGGCCAAATAATCTTCCTAGGATAGTTTTATTAATGAAATCCTTATTCTTAATATGCTTTCTAAAATCCTATTTAACATTAAATTTCTGATCAAACAAAGCTAATTTACTGTGCATAGTCCTAGAACCTATGTCTCCTACATAAGAAGTTAGAGCAGCAAAGAAATGTTTATCAGCGGATGCTAATTCTCTAGCATTAAACCATTGTCCTGCAGCTGCTTCTATATTCTACATACCTATACCAGTTAAAGCATTTGCTGCATTTGCTAGTGCATTAAAACCAAGCTATACAGCACTACCTACTTTTAGCAATAAACCAGCAGCTTTATTTATATCTACTGAAGTATTTTCTGTTACTTTTATTTCCCCGTTATCTACTAAATATTTTTCATATACTTTAGATTCAAAAAAGTCGTTGAGTAAATTTCCAAAATTACTTTCTTTAGGATCTATAAGACCTTCAGTAGTGTTTGTTCTATCTCCAGCATTGTTACGCCCCACTAATTTTCTATTACCTTTAGTTTTAGCAATTTTTCTTTTATTCATTACCCAATGTCTTCCAATCTCTAATGGAGTACAAATATCAGACATAGCTGAGTAGTTATAAGCCATATCAGCATAAGCTATAAGACTTCCTATTACATCATGTGTTAACTGTGAAGTATCTTTACTTTTTACATAATATATAGGTAGCTAAAACACTTCTTCTGTATCTTGCATACCTACTAATCCATGGTATTGATTGGTATCATCAAAACTTCTAATAAAAGAGGCTTTAGCACCATCTATAATACCCTTAATATTTCCCTATTTTATAAGATCTTTAGCTCTTTCTATTGCTGATTTTCTTATTCTAATAGTATTAGTAAGTGTGGTGGTACCTTCAGGTAATAGTAAGTCTAATTGCTCTTTTAGCTCCATCCATTTATCATAGAACTCTTGCTATATGGTAGTTAAACTAGAATATCTTGAAGGGTATACTTCATGGTTAGGAATCTAAGTTCTTTTTCCATTAATAACTATGTATTCTGTATTATCCTTTATCCACTTACTTAAAGCTTGAATTTTAGCTTTATATTCCTTACTACCAATCTAAGGATGAGCTCCATACTAATTCTTTAATTCTTGCTCTTTCTATTTATATGCTTTATCATATGCACTTCTATCATAGGAGTAATCTTTCTTATCTATAATAAGTTTGTTAATGTATCTTTCATTTCCTTCTTCAAACATAAAATCATAGTTTTTAATGCCTCTCTTTTCATATTCTAAACCTAGAGCAATAATCTACTATGACATATCTATAGTTTTTAACCTCTGCTGAGTTTTAGCTGCTTTAACAACCTTATCAAAAGACTGCAGTAGTGTGTCTGGATTATCAGCTACACTAGTAAAAAATTTTTGCATAAAATTCACATCTTTTCCTGCAGTAGCTATCATTTCTTTAGCAGATATAACTTTTAATCCCCCCTTACCATCTTGAATTTTTACAGTATCTCCTACAAATTTTGTTAAAAATGTAGTAAAAGAATCTAGTGCTTTTTTATAAAATGCGGAATTTAATTCTTGATAAATTGTATTAGTAGTAGACAAAGCATTTAGAATAAATTCTTTTGAATTACCTAGGCCATTAGTTGGGTCATGAGCTAATTTTGAGTATGACACATTAGGTCCAATTTCTTCTAGGTCTATTAAATCTTCTAAAAATGGATTAGCTCCTCTAAATTCTACTCCATCTTTTATTAACTAGTTACCTTCTTTACCATTGTACTTCTCATGCTTAATATTACTTACAGTATATACAGCAGTTCCAGTATTAGTACCTTTAGGTGCAGGATAATTTACCTTTATAGGAATAATTTTAAGACTTTTAATTTCTATACCATACTTATCTTCTAAAAATTTTTTATACAAAGATACCTATCTTGCATATTTATCTTGCTTCTCATCATCAATTTCTCCTCTATGAGTTTTCATATCATAGATGTACCAATTGCCATCTTCATCATATCCTAATAAGTCTAGAGTGCCTGCTACTCTTACTGTATGAACATGCCCTTTGCCATCAGTAGTATCTACAGTACCTTCAATAGTTACATCTCTAGCAATAAGAGTAATTCCATCTCCCTCTATGTCATTTTTTAATTTATTAAGCTAGTATACAAATGCATTTAGGTGTTTTCTATCTACATTAGGATATACTACATCAAGCTCTTCTCCTTCAACTTTCCAAGTATCGCTATCAGAATCATAAGTAATTCTTCCTTGCATAAAATCTCTTACTAATTCATCTATTCCTGTACCTATATTAGTTGATGGTGTTACATAAGGATTTTTGGGATCAAAATTTTTACCTTCAAAATAGGCCTAAATTACTTGAGTAGTTCTCATATATTTAGCACCAGTTTTGATGTTTATATAATAAGTACCATCGTCAGATAATTTAATTTCTTCCGAGTGCTAAACTATTATATCTGCAATCTATTTTGCAGTTAGGTTTTTAGTATCTACTGTAGTTGTGGATTCTAAAGTTCTATAATCTTTTAGTACATCTTCAGAATCTTCTATTCTCATAAATTTTTGGCTTAGAATTACATCGTCTGACATAAATTCTTCACCTAAAACATCATATAATTCATTAATTGTAACTCCCCAATTTTTTAAAGCCAAAAGAGCATTCTTAAGAGTAGAAAATTTATCAGATAGTTCAAGTTCATCTAAGTGCTCTAAAGAGGTAAATAACTATTTGACATCAGCTTGAGCTACATCTAGTAAATCAGAAATTGCTAACATAGTTTCTTCTTTTGATAAAGCCACATTAATGTCACTTGTTAGCTAAATTGCCCTCTTTTTTATGTCATATCTCTCTTTTCCATCTTTAGTGTTTTCCCCAAGAGCAGACTACTTATGCATTCTAGCAGCAGCATCTCTCACTACTTTAGCTTGGTCTTTAGCTTTTCCTACTAGTGCAAAAAATCTAGCTTCTCTTTTTGCTCTTTCTATATCTTCTTTTTTAATCTCTTGCTTTTCTGTAATAATATCTTTAGCCAGCACAGATAAGCCTCTTTTAATACTATCTATATTGTCCTAGTAATATGCTGGATTTAATCCCTTAAATAAATTTTTAATATAATTTTTAGCTCTAGTAAATATGGGAACTTTAGTATTCTAAGTGTTCATCTAGTTTCTTATCTCAGAATTAAGTTCATTCTAAAGCATATGGCCTACAGCTTCTTCAGCAATTAGGGCAGTATCTCCCTAATAAACTTCATAGTAATCATCATACTTATCTCCAAGAATTTCTCTAGCAGCCTATTCATTTTTTAGATAATTATATGCTCTTTGTACTACGGGCCTTTCTATATATATTCTAGTTAGCAAATGTGCAAATTCTTCAGAAAATGCTTCTACACCTTCCATATTATCAGCCAATCTTATTAAGCTAGTAAATTCATTAGCTACAGATTTAGCATGATTAAAATTAGTTTCACCTACAATTCCAGCAGCAGTTTCTATAGAAGATAAATGAGTTACAGTAACTCCAACTTTACCTAGTATCTTAGATATAGTCTCATTTAACTGATGAATGGCTTTCTAACTATTTGCAATTTCTTGATTAGCTTCAGTGTTAGGAACTAATCTTATTGTTAAATTTTTATCCTCGGTATAATCTACTATAGCTATATAGTCATTTTCTTTTTTCTCATTCATTTCCATTGCCTCATTTACAAGAATTCCTACATTCTCAATGGTATTCGGCAATTGTTTCATAGTTTTATTAGCCTACTCAAGTATAGTAGATTCTCCTATAGCTTTTCTTACAATAGGCAACTTCATTAAACTATTATAAGTAGGGACTCCCTCACTATCTAAAGTGAGGGAATCCTTATAATCGTTTATGAAAGCATCTGTTACTATTTTATTAAAGATTCTAGATGCAGTAGCATAACCAAAGTTCTTTTTTAACTATTGAAATGTACTTGCACCTCTCTTTGGAATAAATACACAAGATTTTCCCATAATTTTTAGTTTTTATTTTATCTTTTTGGTGGACATAATTTAGTATCTTTATCTTCAGTATCTGGATATTCATCAAGATCTTCTTTTTTCTCATTAGGAGTATCATCTTCATCTATATCTAGATCTTCAGAATCAGGAGTTTCATCAAAATCTTCTTCTATATTTAATGAATTCTATGCTTCTATAGCTTCTAAAGCTTCAGCATCTTCTTCTAGTGAATCAGGATCTTCATCTTGAGGATCTTTTAATAGGTCAGGATCACCTAAGTCTGGTTCTGAATCTTCAGGAATATTTTCAATTTCTCTCTCATCTTCTAGATCTTTAGGTGCAGTTTCATCAATATCTCCATCTTCTTGAGGTACTCCTCTTTCAAGATCATCACCTTCAGTTTCTGTGGGATCTTCAAGATCTCCTTCATCTTCTGGAGACTCTTTTTTAGATTTGTCTGAATCTTTATCTTTTTTAACTTCCTTAATGTCACCAAAAGTTCCTCTTTTAGCTAATTCAGTCCAGTCAATTTCATTATAATTTTTATTCATATTGTAATACGGAATATTAGTAGTATTATAATTACATTTCTCATAAATACCCTTATCACTTACTTTTATCCAAAGAGAATTATTTGCTCTTACAAAAGTAGGTAAAACATCAAGCCCTTCAACACTTCCTTGAACTGCTTCTTTGCCATCTGTAGTCAAATTTAGTTTACCATCTGCTATTACATATAATTTTTGTTTACTATTCAAAAATGTAGTATACTGTGGATGATTAAGTAAGAATTGACACACAAAATTATAAATATTAAAATCACCATTTTGTAATTTGGCATTACCTTCCTTTAATGAGTCTACAAATCCAGGCAACTGATTAAAGAAAGCTGTAGTAAAGAAAGTGCCAAAGTTATTGTGACTAAATGCAAGTCCACTGTTGTAATAGCTGTACATAAAAAGATCTCTAATTAAATCTACAATTTCAGGATCTGGAGATTGCAATAAACTCTCAATATCTTTAACATAGTGCATTCTGTCTTTATTGCTAATTTTACCAACATTTTGCATGAATATACCAATGTTTTCACTTTGAGTAATCTTTCTAAGTAAGGTATATTTATCTTTTAATTCAGGGTGTGCTTTCATAAAAGAGTAATATTTCATAGGAAAATCATGAATGTAGTAATTTCTTTTATAAATCATACTATCTTCAGTATTTTCACCAGAATCTCCAAATTCAGAATAATAGGACAATAAAGCTTGAGTTAATTCATTGCATATTGTTCTAAGAACCAAAGTGTCTCCTTTACCAGTATATCTATAATGAGTTTGATTTCTAAGTACTTTAATTACATTATGACTAGAATCATTTGTAGTTAGTGCATTTAAATTAGGAAAAAATCTAGCACTTAAAGTAAGTGCACTTTTAATACCTAAAGTATAGGCAGCTTGTAGTCTGGGTATAGGAGCTTTCAGTATTCTATATCTAAGAGCCTCCTTACTCATTAAAGTAGCATCCAAAGTTATATCTACAATCTTATCAAGACCTTGTACAGGACTATCTTCTTCTTTAGCATCTGCCATAAAGTCCTGTGCTCCAAAATACTGTCGAATAACCTCTGGCAAACTAACTTCCAATGCTCCGTTAGTAGAATCAGATCTAGAAACTTTAGATACACTATTCAAAGATTTAGAAAGTGCTATAATATTTTGAAAAAATACAGCATATTGTGCAGCAAATTGCTGATTATGAGATTTTTTCATTTCCTCTTCAAAAGCTTCTTTATCAGTTCTCATTAAAGAAACTAGTTCTGCTAATTTGTTAGTGCTAATATTATAACTAGATGCAGCGTATACATTGCCATTATTTAATTTTAAATCTTCAAGTACAAGTTTACTATATTCATAAAAATCTTCACTAGTATTTATTAAACCAATAGTTTGAGGATCTAATCCCATTCTAGCAAGTAAACCTATTCTAGTTGCAGTTTTTATATTAGCACCTATATCACCTAAACAAGGATCTTTACCATTATCTGGAGATGCTGCTTGGAATTCAGCAAGAATTCTACCAATTCTTTCTCCTGATATTATAGAGTTTTGAAGATCCAAATTTTTAAGTACTATTCCATCAATTTGTACTTGAAATGCAGGATGTATTCCTATATTAGCAAATTGCAATTTATAGTGATTAGATGAATTTACTGCAAACATACCAATGAGTGCATTTCCATCCATAAGATTTCTTTGCAAATCAATAGCATCAATTACATCTAGAGGATCTACAGGACTGGCATATTTATCATAGAATTCTTCTAGGAATTTAGTATTATCACCTTTCTCATCTGCTCCTATGGAATTTAATGTTGTAAACAAACCATATTTATCAATATCATCTGCATATTGTTTTTTAAATTCTTTTAAAGCTTTAGGGTTATGCATAATTCTTTGCTGTCTTGAAGCTTGTCTAACTCTATCAAAATTACCGGGTTGCATCATTAGTTTAGAACCAGGTCTGCTTGTTAATGTATTCCAAATAACATCAATAAGCATGTTATTTCTAGTTGAAATTCTTTCATTTCTTTTTAATGCTTCCTGTTTAGATATTTCATCAGTAGTTAAATCATTACCTTCATCATCTACAATCTTAGGTTTAAGAGTATCATACTTAGGAATATCATATTTTATGGATTTACTAGCGCCTCTAACTGCTAAGAATTCACTAAAGTCTGGATTAAACTTTTCTAGTTTCCTAATATCTTCATCTGTATATCCTTGCTTTCTGTTTCTATAAAGTATTCTCCAAAGGATATTGATTTCAGATTTAGTGAGACTAGTCTCTGCTTCTTCCTCTGATAATGCAGCTTCTTGTTCTTTCATGTAAGTTTTAAAGTCTTTACCAATCCATCTTTCAAATTCACTAAACAGCGCAGGTTTATAAGTAAATCTTTTAAATTCTCTTACCATTAAGAATAGTTTATCAATGTCAAAGTCAGTACCTGACATTGTAATAATATCAGAAGGTAGCATAATAGAGGTACCAGCAACTACAGGCATAAATCCTACAATTCTAATAGGCATTATGGAGTATTTATCCTCAGTAGGAATTCTATATCCAATTACCTGAAGTAGCTTTTCAGCTTCTTTCTCACCAAAAGCAGCTTCCATTTTCTTAAAATTAATAGTTTGATATCCTTCTGGTGTAGTTTCTAAGAAATCTGCATACATTTCTTTACAATATGCTGGAAGATAAGCTTCAATGTACTTTACACCATCAGACATATCTTTACCATTATTATAAACAACATGCAGATTATCAGATAATCCAAAATTAGATACAAGCACTGAATTTCCTCCTTTTATTTTCTGCCTTTGTATTGCATTTTTGAATGTAGAAAATATAAGAGCTTCAATTTTATTGCTTAAGTTAGGGCTATTAAATGGAAGCATAAATCCAGTACCTTCTTTATTGATTTGTAAAGCTTGTCTTACATCTTCTCCATATTGTGGATTTCCTTCCATCTTGGTAAATAGCATTTTTTGTAATGAATGAATATCTTGGAATTCATTACTTACTGCACTATAAGCATCGATAAGATTATCAACTATAAGAGTATTATAAAACTGAACAGCTTCTTCTCTATTTAAAGTGGTAGGCTTACCATTTAATTCTAAAGTCATTGTAAAGTTTTCAGGAAGGTCAGCCATAATAATATTCTTAAGCTGAGATCCAAAAATAGCTTCTGCATCAATAAGATGATCATCAGAAGGCTGCACAATCATGTAAGAACTTAATGGAAATTCTTTAAACATGATACTATTTTCACCCCCTTTAGCTGCATATTGCTGCTCTAAGGATGCAACTACTTCTTCTTTAGTCTTGTAAGCATATTCATTTTTCTTTTCATTAAAATATTCTTGAGATATTTTTCCATTTTCTAATGCTTGAACTAATTTTCCTATATATTCTTTGTAAGTCTTAATATTTGTATCTCCTAAAATTTCTACTTTTCCTTCTTTTAAAGCCTTTTCAAATCTACTCTTGTTATAGTTTAAATCAAAAGGTGAATTGAATCCTACTTTAACTACACTATGAAAGTGTACTGCATCAACTCCATGATCTTCCATAAACTGCTGTAGGCCGAGCAACTTAGGGGATTTATTTAATGCAGTATTTAACATAGAAAATAGTGCAGATAGCATGTATTCTGAGTTTTTGTGCTGTGTAGTTACTTTTTCCATTCTACCATTAGTAGATACAGCTTCAAAACCATAGAAAAATGGTTTAATTGGATTCCACAATGCAAGAAAATCAGCAGCGGTTATAGTTCCTCTTTTGATATTTCTATAAGCATCTTCCATGCTATCAGTCCACTTACCACCTCTAGCTATAAAGATTTTTCTAAAAGAATCTAAAGATCTAAAAGACTGACCATCAGTACTACAGATTTTTTTGTAAGCTTCCAAAGTACCTCTAATCATACTTTTATCAAACTCAGTTATATCATCAGAATCCATAAGAAGATTCTTTAAAGATTCAAAAGAATTAGATATGACATCTTCATCTTCTAAATACATAACCTTTTCTATAAGATCTCCAATGATATTTCCTTGTTCATCTGTTTCTTTAGCAAACAATCTTTCTCCGCAAGCATATGCTTGCTTATTTCTCTTAATATAATCTTGATAACTTTTGTAATAAGCTAAGTCACCTCCAATTAATTGTTGAATACTAGCTTGTGCAAGTGCATTATTGTAATAGTACTCAGTTAAATATTCATCAACTTTTTGAAGTTTATATTCAGTCTCTTTCTCATTGACTTCCTCATTATTTTCTTCATCTTGCTCTTCAGTTAGATTTTCTTCAGTTGAGAATAGCTCTTCATTCTTAGCAGCTTGTTGTGCCATTCTGCCATAGATTTCTAATTTATCTTCAGAAGATAATTTTTCTAGCATTCTAGCAGTTTGCTCTTCTAAATGGTCTTGTAGTATTTTCTTGAGCTCTTTGTCTCTTCTTTCTTTAAATTCAGTAGGAGACTCATTGCCTTGCATCTTACAAGCTTCTAAAACTATTTCTGCTTTAGTTTTACCATCTACAGTTTCAGAATTTAACCAAGGAAAATATGTAAATGTGGCTCCTTTACTTCTTTTGTCATTGTAGTTTTCAATTTCTACTTGATTTTCTTTTTTATTCTTGACATCATTAATTCTATCAACTTCTTGAAGTAGATTCTTTACCAGTCTATTAAGAATTTCTCCTTTGTAATTATTTCCAGTAAATCTTCTACCTTTTAGCATTACTATAGCATCAACATCAGAGAAAGAAGGGCATGCATAATATCCATAATGATTACCATAAGTGTCATCATTAGCAGCCATATACGCATGGAATCTGCCAACCAATTGCATCTTAGCATCTACATTTTGTACACTATTTTTATCCTCACTTCCCATAAAGCTCAGCATATTTACATAAGCAAAGCTTTTTCTAAATGCATAGTCATTAGTTGAGTCATCCCAATCTTCTAGCCATGAATTTGCCCATCCTATAGGTTCTCCTTTTGCATTTCTTTCTCTAAAGAAGTCAAAATTACCATAGTTTTTTGCAATCCATTCATTAGCATATTCTAAGTTATCAGTATTTTTTACAATATCTACTAAATCTGAAATAAAATCAGGAGCAGTATAAGTAGCTCTAGTAACTCCATTATGTCTAAAAGTCATAGTTACATATCCTTCAGAGGCTAAAGTAAGAGCTCCAGCCATAGCTAAATAAGCTCCCTGGAAATCAGCAAGAAGGTTACTGCCTTTACCGTATGTTACATTTCCTGTTTGATTTACAATGATACTAATGCAGTTTAATATAGTGACTAATTTTTTTATTTGATCATTAGATATAAGTGTAGCAATATCATCAAGCCCTTTTACTTCTTCTAGGGATTCTTCATCTATATTAGCAAAATCACCAAACAATGAATCTAAATTCATACTGTTAGTATCTACACCTACATCATTAAGTAACCTTTCTAGACTTAATCTACCGAACTTTTTATCAAAGTGGTCATCTAAGCCCATAAGTAGATCCATTACTTTTTTAATTTCTGCTACAGTAGCTGTGCCATTAAGGTAAGAATTTAATCTATTTATACACCACCCAAAAGGTTGTCTATTATAAAGTTTAAAATGAATTCTTTTTCTTCTTTGTGCTGCAGTTTCATTTGCAGGTATTAAAGTCTTATCATCTTCAGCATACGCGGCATTAAACCATTGGTCTAGTTTTGCTAAATGTCTTAAATCAGCCTGGCCTGTAGCATCATATATAGAATCAATTCCTAATACTAATTTACCTTCATAGTTTGCTTTAACATTAGCTAGCAAATCTGCACTAGAGGTACCTCTATTTAAATATTTTAGTAAACCTCTTTCACTAATCATAGCACTTGGTACTTGAGCTCTTCTCATAGTAGAATAAAACTCACTTCTAGTATTTGGATCCCAAGCTTGAGGATTCTCTGGATTATAAACTAGAATATCCCTAAGATCGTATAACCAAGGATATTTTTCTATAGTTTTATCCAAAGTTTCAACAAACTGGTCTTCATTTTTCATAGAAGAAAATTCATCAAGCAGAATTCTATATGCAGTTAAAGCATCCATTCTAACTTTACCTCCAAGATCATCAAACACATAATGCATAGGATTTTTATAATCTCTTTTAAAAAGAGAACCTAAAAGAGTTTTTATGTTAATAGATAAAGTTTTTGCTGGATCTAGTAGTTTATACTTAACCATATACCCTTCCCTATTAGCATTAGGCTGATCCTCTCCATTATTTTCTGTATTTTCGTCTTCAGAGGCAATAACAGGCACTGTATCAAAGCTTAATTTAAGATTTTCGTTAAATTGAATCTCCCAAGCAGCCTCTTGACACAAAGCTACATATACATCAGGTTGCATCATTTGACTATAAGCTTCTACTAAGTGCTGTGCTCTAACTTTAGCTGCCTCTTTACCTCTTTTTGTCCACTTTATGATTTCACCATCTGCTTCATCAGTAAAAACTTGTACATATACTTTTTTTACTCCATCAGTATAGTCATTTCTACATTGTATTTCTTGAATAAAATCAGCACCTTCTTCAGTCTCTGGACTCATTAAAGTTTTTACTAATCTATTCATACCTTCTTGAGTTTTGCAATCTTCAACAGTATCAATAAATCTTTTTTGAATTCTATTAAAAATAGCTTCTCCTAAAGGTTTTCCTTCATACTTAAATGCACCTAAAGCGTAAACCCTTTGTGCTGCTTTATCTCCTCTGGTTAATCCCCTATAATGAGCTTCTTCTACTGCATTTCTATCTTTTAAATTAGTATAATACTCTCTAAGATCCTCTAGCTCATAATCAAGTTCTCTAGAGAAAGCTGAACTAATGTAGTGCTCTCTAGCTAATCTTTGCTCAATGTCAGGAAATACTTTAGAAAGTAGAGAGAAATCTTCAGTGTCTATAACTATTGGATTTAAATTAGGCCTTTTTGCATTTAAACTATCCAGTAGTTCTTTCTGCTTAGCTTCAGCCTTTTTTATAGCTGCTTCTTTTCTGGCTATAGTTTTAACGTTTTTAGCTCTTTTATTTAACTTTTGGATTTTAATATCTACTCCTCCATCTTTATTTGGGGAATACTGAGCTTGTATGCCCAATTGTTTATCTAGCATATCTAACAAGGCATCTGCAAATCTTTGTGGAAGATGCACATTTGGATCTGTAATAATTTCAGGAAATTGAATTTTAGTATATTTATTATTAAGCAAAAGCTGTTGTATTCTTGCAATAGCTCTTTTATTTGCTTCTATAAATATTTCTAAATCTTCATCAGTATCTTCAAAATTATCAACCTCCTGCTTAAAAGTACCATTTACATTCTGATGATTTTTACTTAATACAAGACCAATTACATTCTTATTTAGATTTTTATTGCTATCAGCTATAAGAAATAGTCCATATCTTTTATCATTAGTAGATAATGTAGTACCATCTTTTACCTTAATAGTATCGCCAAGCTTTTCACCTGTAACTGCATTATCCGCTTGTAAACTGTAACCAGTTACAAATATAGTGTTAGGTGAAGTTCTTGGAGATCCTTTACTAGCTGTTCCTATACTAAATGTAGCATCTCCTAATTTGGTATTTTCTAAAGCTGCTTTAACTTCTGCCTTTGCTACTCTTGCTTTTGATATAGCTGAATTAATTAGATGTAAATCACCTTGTCTTGCTTTTTTCATAATGGCTTCTTGTGTTAGGTTGGTATCTGTCATTATACTAGTTATAACTGCCAATACTTCTTCAGAAGTAAGTCCTTTAGTTTCTGTTCTAGCCTATACAGCACCTAGAACTTTTCTCCTAAAGGCTAACTATTCGTTAATTTCCTTTGTAGTATTTTTATTTACTACTGCACATTTTTTACTATTCATATAAAATAATTTATACGTTTATAATTTATTTACTGCAAAGTTAAGAATTTTTATTAATATAAACAAGCTTATAACAGTAAAAATTTATAAAGCAAATTAAAACTGTGAGTATTGTATTAGCAAATGAATAAAAAAAAATATACCAACAAGAAGATAATATTTCTCCTTGTTGGTATTAATTATATTTTAACCATTATGACATAATATTTTTACTATACCTAAATGATTAAGACTTTTATCTACATATTTAGAACTATCTAACATTCCTTTAAGAAAATAGCAAAAATCCTGACAATACTCATAATCTTTGATGTCTTCTCTATGGCCTTCTATTTGACTTATTAAATCTACAATAGATTCACTATCTCTTAGTGAAGCTTTTGCTATTTCTAGACTACTAATATATTTAGTAACTCTAGTAATTTCATCATTAAGATAACCAATAATATTAGATAGATCTGCTTGAGTCAATTCATAATAATCTTTCTCAGTTTGGTAGAGAGGTATTCCTGAAATTTCCTCGTTAAAGGTAGAGTATATTTCAGTGCTTCTAGAAAAGGCATTTAAATATACTTTATCACCTTTATTAGTCTCTGCATAAAAATGTATATAGCTACTCATATCAATTATGCCCTGCTTCTAATACAGGTAAGCCAGTTTCAGTAGGAATATAAATTATCTTATCAGCTTGATTAAGATTCTGCTGTCTTACCCACAAATACTGAATATAAGTTGGAGTTATAGCTCCATTCTCAATACTAATAGCTTCTGCTGCACCTTTAGCTCTTTCTACTTCTGCTTGTGCATTAAGTTTTTCAGCTTCAAGATTAGCTTTAGCTTCTTCAATTTTAATTTTCCTATTCTGTTCAGCCTTAGCAAATTCAGCTTTACCTGCCATCTCTTGTGACCAGACATTATAAATAGGAACACCAATACAGCCAATCGCAATAGCTGCCAATACACATACAATAGTAATAATAATGTCTTTTGTTTTCATATTAATTTATTTTCTTTAAATTGTTCTTTTAATTTATCAGCTAGCATCATTATATCAGGATGAGCATTTGGAGAACATCTTAAATTAAAGAAGGCTTTCCAATCACTCACAAATCCTGTATATACAACTTCAGTAGCTGTACATAAAGTAAGAGCCTCTCTAGCTTCTTCAGGTTTACAGCCTTCTGCTAGCATCTTCATATATTGAAATTCACTATAGCACCAAGTTTTAATTAAAGATTCTTCAGCAGATGAAAAACCTTCAGTTTGCTTAATATCATATTTATTAACTAACTCCCAATCATAACTATTACCTTCTATCATATGATTACACTTAGAAGGTATAGTACATTGAATTTCATTATTGAATTTATCCTTACTATAATTACAATACCTTGTACTCTGTTCACTAGGACTAAAATACTGAGAATCCTCTTCGGATGTTTTACAAAGGTCTCTATGTCTATTCCACTCTCTTGATACTGAAATAGGACATTTAACTCTTACAGTAACTCTTTTTTGATGATACTCTGTAGGATCACAAAGATATTGTAAATCCCCTAACCTGTTATTTTCTAATAGTACTCTGTAGTTTGTAGTTATATAATAACAAGTTTTACCCTGATTATTGGATTTATAATTAGGAGCTAAGCCTACACCATAACCTGACTCTACCTTATATACTACTGAAAAAGGGTTTTTATTATAGAAGTCTGCTATAGTTTCATACTCCTCTAAGTTCTGTATAGGAGTAATAAGAAGTAAATATACAGTACCATGCTCTGCTACAGACTGATGTTTATAAACATTAACTATTTTATCTACAAAGTCTTTAGCTGTTAAAGAGTTACCATTTTCATCATATTTAATGAGACATTCAGACTTATAGCAAGTTCTTGCTGCAAGTTCTATTTGCTCATAAATACCTTGTATACCTTCCTTTTGAGGTATGATTTCTACTGATGATTTAATTAACTTCATCTCTAATTTTCTTTAATAAAGTACGTATTTTAGAGTATAGTAGCATTAGCTCTTTATGTTCTTGCTTAGTATATTCCATCTTACGTTTGCTTGTTATATCTATATATTTAGATACTTTATTAGTAAGATAGATTAATTTCGCTCTATGAACATTGTACTTAAGCTTACTTTTCATAGTAGTAAAAATTACAGCTTAAATATTTTATCAACCATTTCTTCATTACACCATAGTTGTAATACATTTATACTACTATAAATACATAGACCTAATCCTGCCTTGAAATTATCTACGCATACCATGTAAGAACCTACAGCTATAACTGCTATATGGATTAGGGTTAAAATTATTATAAGTTTCCAGCTCATTTTGTTAATTCTTTTAGTCTATCTAATGGAGTAATGCCAGGCAATTTAGTAGCTACATTGTTATCATCTAATATAACTAGAGTAGGAATAGATCTAATTTTATATTCATCAAGTAAATCAGCATTAGCATCATCATTAATATCTACATTTACTATATCTACTCCTTCTAGTTCTTCTAGAATTCTGCCTTGCTGTTTACAAGGACCGCAAGTCTGTGAATAAAATTTAAGTATTTTCATCTTAAGTTAAATGGAATTGAATATTTATACTTGGAGTAACCATCCAAATACAGTAATCTGAATCTAATTTACATTCTTTTTTAATGAAATCTTCTACATTGTCTAAAAGGTGTGGAATACTATAAATATGAACATCTCCTGTATTCATATCTCCTACTAATAGTGCATATTTATCTGTGCTAGTATTCATATTTTTAAATTATTTTCTTTAATTAATCTTCTTGCAATTACACACTCAAGATGAAAAGGAATACTTATATGTTTTCCTTGTTCATTATAATAGATAGAATGGCTACTTTTTGTTCTAGCATACTTGTAGCCATTCTTTTCTACTATTTTAATGAACTCTCTATGAGTGTATTGTTTCATTTATTTATAGCATCATTACCATAATGTGTTTTATTAGTAGTAATCCGTTTAGTAGTTCCACAATTAGGACAAACAATATTAGTAATTCTATACCCACCTTCTTCTGTAGTAGTGGCTTGGTATTTAACTACTCTTCTACAGTAATCACAAAATCTTAATGTCATTTTTGAAGCATTTTAATCTTATCTTTAATATAGAATATTGCTTTTCTAAGATCTTCAATCTGCTTATCAGTGTCAGATATTCCATCTTCAGTTTTATGTCCTGCTCTTAGAAGATACTTAATTGCATTTCCAGTATTAAAGTCAAGATGCCTAGTAATATCAAGAACTTCAATACCACATTTCTCTTTAAGCCAAGTGTAGTGACTAGGGTGGTTAACTCTATCAGGCTTAGCTACATAAGAGACTGCTTTGAATGAATATGGGGAAAGTACATCAGCAGAAAATGTAGTATTCTTAGTTAAATTAGTTAGAGTATTATCTCCTGTTTTTTCAATAATGTCACCTTCAGAGGCTACACTATCTCCATTAAGAAAAGTTTCTCTAATACAAATAAACTTAGCAGTTTTCATTACTTTGTTGCACATATCAATTGCTTTAAATTATCTACAGATACTACATAAGTTTGATCACCATCAGTTATAATAGCTTCTGTAGGTTCAACCTTATTAGGATGCTTGATATATTCAAGCACCCTATATAAAGTTTCAGAGTTTTTATCAAAATAAAATTCCATATTATTAATGTATCCAGTGAGATCCTTCAGAAGCTTCTGCAGGTATAGGTAAGCTCTTACAAAATATTCTTGTAGTTTCTTCCATAATATCTTCAAGTATTTTAGCAATGCCTAAATTCTTAGGATATTCTACACATATTTCATCATGTACAAAATTAACAATCTTTACTTTATCAAAGTATCCATTATTAATAATATAATCAAATAGTTTTTTACCTGCTACCTTTAGACAAATAGCTCCAGTTCCTTGTGTCACAGAATTTAATGCTTTTCTGTCCCACTTAGAACCTACTCTGGCATGATGAGCTACCTTCTTACAAACTTCATCATTAGTTCCTTTATGATTTATTCTATAATCATTCCAAAATTCTTGAGTAAAACTCTTTTGTTCTTCAATCCATTTATCCCAATCCCACCAATAAGTTTTATGGCCTGTTATAGGATTAAGGACTATGTATCCGTGAGTTCTAACAAACTTAGAGCCTTTCTTCTTAAATTCTGCAATACCATTAAAACCATTTATATAAGCATTAGCAAAGTTTGTAGCTTCTTCAATGCTACATCCCATACTATTTCTAATAGCTTCAGCTGAACCTCCAAATTGTTGTGAGCAATTATTTATTAAATTTATTTTTTAATCCAAGTATGATACTTTCTTTTTGTTCAACACTTAGAGTATTAATTAAATTATCAGAGAACTGTGTAAGTGGCTCTGTTCTAAACATTTGTTCTAAAATAAATCTAGCAAATGCAGCTTCCTCTTGACTATTGTAACAAGGGGAATGATATTGTTTATTATATACTCTAAAATATGCAGACCATTTATTAATAGACTTATGATATTGAATACCTTTAATATCAAATCTATTATAACCTCTTTTATTACTTTGATTTAAAGAATTATCAGCAAATCTAAGATTGCTTTTTCTATTATCTGTAATATCTAAGTTTATATGATCTACTTGTTGTCCGTCTTTAGCATTAGTAATTAACCTATGTAGGTAATGTATTTTAGCTCCGTAAGAAGCATAGCCTTTAATAGTTCTCCATTTATACTTTGATACTACAGGATAATCATCTACATCTATTTTATAAGTTGCAGCAATATTACCATTAACATCATAAGTATCAAATTCAACTACATCATTACCTATAAATCTAAATTCATTAGCATCAAATTTAGTTCTAGGATTGTTATCTAACACTTTTCCATACTTTTGTAACTGATGGTGGTGCTTTTTACAGTATTTAGTAGAATGTTTTCCACTAATAATACGACCACATATAATACAATATTTTTCAGTCATCTTTATAAATTTATAAACTAAATAATTAAGGGCTGTTCCTTAACCATATAACAACCTACAATTGTTGTTACTTAGGCTCATATTAGCAGTCTCTAGGGAGGTAAATAATTACCACCACGGCGTTTAGCTATTCACCGTAATTTATGATTTTACATATAAGTTTCCTTATAAGGAGTCCTCACTACTTAACTCCACTGGTTTAGCTTTACTTCTTAACTCTGGGTATAACTTTTTAATGTCTTTTATAGGAACATCTTTAAGTTCAGGAAATATCATTTTTGCTACCAAAGAGTGCATATCTCCACTACCATGAAGAAATTCGTCAATCATAGCTTTTTCTTGGTATATGTCTGCTCCAAGTCTACTTTCTATAGCACTCCAGTCACAAGAACAAAAATAATTCCCTTCTTCACAAATAAAACTACTTCTAGTAAGCTTATCTGCAGGTAAAGTTTGAATATTAGGATAGCCACATTTCTTAGTAGAATCTTTAGTTTCTAAAGGAAAACCTTTAAGTTTAGCTAAATCAGGATTAATTCTAATATTATCATCATCTTCACCATACCCACAAGCTACTCTACCTGTGTCAGCTGCTATCTGCTTAAATGAAGTATGTATTCTACCTGTAATAGGATTTATAGCATTAAGGTAGGTAATACCATAAGTAGATACAACTTTGTAAGCTTCAGAATATTCAATATAAAGTTTAAGGAATTCATCATTAACTCCTTTTTGTTTCTTTAAAGCCTTTAAATCTACTGAATCTTTAACTTGTTTAGTTTGTTTATCTACAGTTAAAGTATTAAATCCTAACGACTTAATAAACTCTAATACAGGTTGCTTTTTAGTTTTTACTCCAGGTTTACCCCATGCAAAAGCACATTTAGGTGTTTCATCTCTACCTTCAAATAAGTCTCCTTGTAGGTCAATATAAACAAACTTAGGATTATTAGTCTTTATAACAAAATCTTCAAGTTGCTTAATAACTTTATTAAGTCTATCTTCATCTTGTTGCATTTTAGCAGACCAAAGTTTTTCATCAAGCTTTATACCACACCAAGAACAGTAGGCTAGTACAGGTACAAAGTCACATTCAACTTTAGCTGCTTTAAGACAGTCCTTTTGTTTACACTCATTTACTTGAGACCACATTATATCCTCAAGATACTTAACATCATTAGCAGCATAAATAATAACTGATGAATCAAGACCTCTCCATCTAATTTGACCTCTTACAGTCTTATCAAGATAAACACCAAGTCTTCTTTCAGCTATTGCAGCTAATGACATTGCAGGGCCACCTAATGATGGGCCTGGATAACCTAAATAAAGCACTTGCTCTACAATCATAGTATCATAGACATTTCTACATACTATCCCTTTAGAGTACAAAAATTGTAGGTCAAAATATAAATTCTGACCTACAATAAGTGTATTTTCTAAAAATTCTTTATATATAGTTATGTCTATTGTAGAACAATCAACTACTATTTGAATATCTGCTTTTTTATTACCTAATTGTAAGCACAGTATAGGAGTTATTCTAGCATCTATGCCTTGAGTTTCAGTATCAAGTTGTACTATATCCCAGTTATTTATATATCTAAGAGATTCAGTTACTGAAATTATTTTATATAAATCGCTAGGAAATAGCTCTTGATTCTTTGTTACTACATATATCATAACTAGATTGTAGTTCCTACTTATTTACCATAAGCTATTAGTTTATCAAAATCTAACACATACTTATACTTCTGCATAAAAGAATTGCCAATAATACCATGTACAGTAATACCAGTTTCTTTCTTAATTGCTGTAAAAGTATCATCTAAAGAAGGGGTTACACACAGGTTAATTACATACTGAGTATCATTATAACCAAGTGCAGCAGATATTACATGAGTAATAGAACACTCACCTCCAATACCTGAAGTTTCTCCTTTAGCTTCAGAGATTGTGCCTTTAATATATTCAGCAGCTTTACCACAAATATGTGAATAATTACTGCCAGTATCTAACAAGAAATTAAATTTTCTATGTCCTTGATAAAAAGTTACAACAGGCAACTCTGCTAAATCCATAGCTTCCTTAAAGGACATTATTTTCTTTTTACTTTTAAATTTATTTTCAACACAACTGGCAATAATAGCCAATATAATAACTAGTATTAAAACTACTATAATTTGTAAAATCATTTTTATTCATTTTTCCTATTATCTTGTGCCAGTACTACCAAAACCATTTCTATTGTCATTGCTCATAATAGATACTTCTTCAAGTTTAATACCTGAGCAGAGTAGCCACTTAAGTTTTTGCCAGAATGTAGCTTTTTGAGAAGGCTGAATTCTAAATTGACATATTCTATCATTAGATTGAATAAGTGCATCTCTAATAGCTATTACATTAAATTTCCATTCATCTTGCTCTCCACAATAGCTATTATCAATTATGCCTGAACAAGCTTTAATTACACCAAACTTAGTAGTAAGACAACTCCTACCTGTAAGTACAGCTTCAAATCCATTAGGTAATTCCATAGCTACACCAAGAGGAATAAGTGCAGATTGGAATTTTACATCTCTATGTCTGCAAATATGACCATCTTTTATTTCCTTCTTTAATACATCAGCTTGAGGTGCCTTAAGCTGTACTGTAATTCTAGATCTAAGATCTACCCAATCTCCTTTGTCAATAACTTTAGGGAAATCTATTCTATCATCAAATCTTTTAATTCTAATCTTCAGTTTCATACTTATTCCAAAATTTATAAGTTAAATCTACAAGTTTATTAACTCCTGAACTAAGGTGTGCTATCATATAGAATCTTTGATTAGTAGTTTTACTAGTAAGTGGACCATATTCTGAGTCATACGCTCCTAGTTTAATATAATCAAATGCATCTAAATGATATTGAATGTAAGTAGGCAAAACTCCTCTACCAGAATACCAACATACTTTCAATTCAGGATATTCTTCTTTAATATAAGTAGCTAGTTGTTTTATATCTGCAGGGTCTGCATCCCCTCCCATGAAAGAAATACAGGAAATGCCACTATTAGCTTCTACTAAATTCTTTAATACTTCAATAGTTAAAGGAGTGCCAATGTTCTCAGCTAAGTGAGAACTATGGCAACCTTTGCAGTGGCAGGGACAATTACTTATATTTATAGCTAAAGTTATTTCATCAGGTACCTCTGAAAAAGTTACCATAGTTTCCACATATTTAGACATATAATCTATTTTATTTTACTTTTGAATAAATTCTATGTTTCTGTTCTTCTTGTCTTTCGTTAGACCAGCTATTTACGCAAGTAAGGTATCCAATAATTCTAGTCCAATATTTAATTCTATCAGACTTACATTTAGGGCATTCCTTAATTGGAGCATTAACTACATGACCACATTTATCACATTCACTCATAGGAATATTAAATGTAAAGTAGTTAGTACCATTTTCTCTAGCTACATCTAAAATCTTAAGATACTGCTCTTTACTTAAATGAGCATCTAAGTTGACATGTGCTGCTTGCTTATAATACCCGATTTTTAAATCTATTTATAAAATCAACTTCTATAACTTTCTTTTGTTCTTTTGACAGTTTATTCATAAAAGAAGTATCATAGTTAGTTTTAAATGGTAATAATTGTAACATCAAATATCTATAGTACATAGCTTCTTCTTCTGTTTTATAGTACTTAGATATATATCTTTTACTGTTATATCCCAAAGTTGCTGCATATCCTTTAATTTCATTTTTTCCATTATAAGTATATACTTGCTTTTGTATACCTTTAGTAGATAATTTATTAAGATTTTGAATAGTCATATTTGCAGGCCTTAAATTATCCTCTCTGTTATCTAGAGTATTTCCATTTATATGGTCTACAGTTAATTGTCCAGGGCAAATTAACTGATGAACTTTAACTTTAGTTCCTCTATTAACAGTGCATACTGCATAATCTATATTGCCTCTTTTATGATTTCTAATATAAATCTTATATTTAAGTACTATAGGTATATTCTTTGTATCTATAATAACTTCTTTTTGTAGCTTATTTCCATATTTATCATATACTGAAATATAAGTTACATCTCCTTCAGTTCTATATTCATTAGGATCATACAGACTTCTTGGATTATTATCTAGCACTTTTCCAAATCTTAGTACTTGATAGTAATGCTTGTCACAATACCCATTTTTATGAGTGTCTGTATGAAGTTTTCCACATATAGGACAAATTCTTTTTATTTTCTCTTTCATATTTGTTGATTTTGGGTTTTGACTATACCTTCATCCTTAAAATAAGGATGCTCATTGGTAGTCGATGGGGGCTTATATTTAAAATATCTATCCCTGCTGATTGTCCAATTCTTAAGATTCTTACACTTTGGTACTTAAGACTCTAAGGAGGTTCCAGCATATTCTGAGTTTATTGTAACTATATTACTATAGTTAGGAGGCCAAGCAATGTAAACCTCCATCAGTAAACTCTGATATTTCCTTACCATGAAGTTTCAGTTTATCTAATACTGAAGTATCATCCCACGGATTATAGAAATAACAGTTATACAAATTTTGATCTGCGGGCACTTTATAACCTTCTGCTTTATCCCAGTTGTACAATTTTACCGCAAGATTCTCGCCAGGCACTGCTTCGCTGTTAAATAAGAAAGGCCTTTTCTTATCATGAATAGAGTGAAGTTTATTCTGTTCTTTAATAGTACCTAAAATAAATGCAAGGAATTCTTTGTATTCCTTATTATTACTTACTTTAAGTCCCAAGAACTGAGCAGCTTCACCATAGCCTAATACACCAATAGTGCTATATAATTTATTCATATAGATATAGCCCGCATTTGATGCAGCAAGCATACCTCTATCTTCAAGATCATATAGCATAGTTTTATAAGCAATATGATATTTATATACTCTATTCAATATACCAATAAAGTATTTTAAGAATCCTTCTTTATCTAAGTCTTCCCAAGATACATCAGCTCCTTTACAATAATCTTGTACTATTCTATTAATATTAAGAGTAATAACATTAACAGAACCTGTCATAACACCAGTCATACCTGTAGTAGAACTAAAGGTATTATCTGATATTTCATTGAGCACTCTACAGCAAGATGCTAATGATGTAGGATTATCACTATTATAGCAGAAGAAACTACCACCTTTAGCCCATTCTTCAGCAGTTAATTCTTTATACTCTTTATCTATATAATCATTTTTGTCATATACAAGAGCATTAGTAGATACTGGGAATGTCAAAGGCTTAATAAGCCTAAGTTCTCTATGAAGTTTCATAAACATTCTTTGCAGAGTGTCTATAGCCTTCCATTCAGGTTGAGTACCATCAGGATAGTAGTAATCTCCAAATAATGATTTGAAGTACTCCTTATCATAGTATGAAATATTAGTAAATGGTGAGTTATAACTTCTGTTACCAGCAGGTTGATTTACACCATAAATAAATTGTTTCATACCTTTTCTGATAAAGTAGGATAAAGTATGATTTTCTTTAAGACCTACAGTTATAACATCATCTAAATGATTATACCAATCACTACCAAATTCAGCTATAACACAATAATTCAAGGAAATAAAGTAATCACCTAAAGCTACTGCGCCTTTAACCTGTGATGAAAGAAGGAATACCAAATTAGTTACTTGTCCACTAAATGATTGAATATCATTAGGAGGATTAGGAGTAACACCATCAATATTACCTACACCATCAAGTAAAAGTGGGTAAGTAGTAGCAGCCATACAATAAGGCTTTACTACTGGAGATGAAGCTTCATCATGAACATAGATAATATGGTGATTTAAATCTTGCTCATACCTTTCAGCTACTTCAGGGAAAAGCTCATTGAGCTTATCCTTCATTCTTTGTCTTTGAATGATTCTATTAGTAGTTTTATAAACTTCACCTTCAAGGTTAGCAACATTCTTCATAGAAACATTAGAATTAGCATCAGTTTCTGATGATGAAGCTGCATTGTCAGTAGATTCACTATATTTATTCATATAGTCAATCCTGTCTCTAATAAATCTAGCTTGCTTATGCTTTTCTCTATAAAGTATAAAAGCTTTAGCTACAGAGTATGGAGCCATATCCATAAGGACTCTCTCCACATTATCTTGAATTTCTTCAACTGAAACTACATCAGTATCTTTATCATACTTACTAAGTTCAATCTTTAATTCATGAATTACTTCCTCTGCTCTAACTCTACTTATACCTTGAGATGCATATGCTTTACTAACAGCAATTGCAATCTTTGAAAAATCAAAGGGTACTGTACTTTTATCACGTTTAATTACTTTCATAAATTGTTATTTATCCAGTCTATTAAATTATTTGGTGCAGTTTCTGTAATACCATTAGGGTATTTAGGTTTATTAGTTAGATAATCATTAAGGACTTCTCCTAAAGCAACAGGATCTTGTAGTACAATATCCTGATTTTTACCTACGTAAAGAGCATCTGTAGCTTTAGTATAAGGAAACTTCCATGATAGTGGAGCACAACTCTTCCTATTTACTACAATAAACTCATAGTCATTTAAAGTGTAATCTTTAAATATAGGATCTTTATCCATATTATATCTAATAATTCTCCAATATAATCTTGCTTGAATGTCGTACTTCCATTCAATAAAGCTTTTAAAGAAATCCCATTCAGGTTTTCCACTAGTTTTAAGATCAATTGGTGTAACTTCTTTATTAGTATGATCCACTTTGATTAAGTCAGCCATGCATCTAAAATCAATATTATTAAATGTAGCTTTAAATTTCAATTGATATAGATGCTCTTCATCTTTCCACGGATTACAAGTAAAATACTCTTTAGTAGCATCACTTTCTTTTAATGCACGTACAGCTTTTAGTACATCATTATAAGTTTGTGTGTCAAGAATAGTTTTATCTTTAGCTAAATAAAGAAGTTTGTAATATTCTGAGCATTTTTCTTTAATGACTTTAGCTCTAGTTTCAGGTCTCCAATTCAGTTGATACCCTTGAATTTCAGTTTCTCTAATAATATCTTTATCAGAAATAGCTTCTAGTGTAGTACTAATAGTGCTGTATTTTCCAAATAGTGCTTTTACTATAGCTATTAATGTACTAGATATACTAGGAAATTCTGCTACTATAAACCTGTCATTAAACTCATCTTCTCCACCAGTAATAATACTATCAACAGCAGAGCCAAAAGTCAAACTAGGAGTTTCAATTTTATCAAATAGGTGATCTAGCTCATTAAATCCAGTTTTAGCAAATCTAGCTAAAGTAGAATACGACAAAGCTTTATCTGCTCTATAAGTAGATTCAGGAACATCCCAGCTTATTTCTTTAAATGATTTAATAATACTCATAACTTTCTTCATCAAATACATCATCAGGCTCAATCATACCTTTATATTCAGTGATTAATCCTGACAGTTCTATAATTCCATCCAGATCTAAGTTTATATATTTTTCATTAGGTTCCTCTTTTTGCTGATTTTCCCTAATTAAATAAATATTTGAATTAACTATCTCTAGTAAAGAATTAAAGTCTCTGTTTTTTAAGAACTTCTTACAAAGTTCATAATCTTTAGATGGGAGGAGAGGTAGCATTTTCTCCATCTTGCTGATTAAGTCCATAGTGTTTGATGATTTTTATTGCTTCAAGTAATTGCTTTTGAGTATAAGCCTCAATAAATAAAACTTTAGTATTAAAGTTCTCTAGTAAATGCCTAAATAACTTTCTTTTTATAGGATATACATCATTCTGTCTACCTTTAGCTTCAATTATGACTAGTAAATCATTATACATAAATGTAAAATCTGGTGTATAAGTGATTGGTCTTAGTTTAGTTGAATCTAACTTAAGTAATCTAGTTTTAGTATCCTTAGTATAAAAAGGAACTTTTACTCTTTTACCAGGAATTAAAGTATAAGTTTTATTCTCATATTGAGGATTAAATCCAGCTTGGGTTAGGATTCTATAGAATCCTAACTCTAGCTTAGACTTAAAGGTTACGCCTTCATATTCAACTACTTTAGCATTTTTAACCTTCTTATTTTCCATCAATGTTTACTTGAAAACATTGCTTTCAGAGGGCCTCTAAGAATTTTACATGCCAATTTAGCATCTTCTAGAGTTCTAAAAGCTGCAAAATTTCTAAAGTTCTTAACTTTGGCCTTATTAATTTCAATAATACGACCATCAAGAGTGGAGATTACAAATATCCTAGGACTATTTTCAATATGATCCTCGTACTTCTTATCTAGCTCAATAGCTATCTCTTTAAGTACAATAGTGAACGCTGCTGCATTATTAATAGCAGAAATACTATTCAACCAACCTGTGGTTTTTTCTAAAGACCAACCTTTCTTAGCAGCTACAAGAGCAATAGGATTAAGTACTTGAGGAATCTCATCCATAGCTTTTTCTGCAGACTTGCTTACTTTTCTAATTTTAATAGGAATGCTAGGATTCTTAATAAGTATAGATTCCATCATTTCAATAAACTCTCTAGGAGTAAGTTCAACACATTTTACACACATAGTAAAATTAAATTTAAAATTATGATTCATGATACCATTCTATTTCAGTATCATACAATTTATGTAGTATTTCATTGATCTCTGGAAATACTTTTATTAAAGCACTATCCTTACCCCCACAGTAATAAGGGTTAGGTGCTTGAATAATGTAATTTCCTCTAGATTCAATGTAGGGTAGTAGAGTTTTAACTTCTGCTCCAAATAAAACATAGATTATTCCAGTTTCTCTATGTGATAATTGAGCTAAAAATGAACTAATAAACCTTCTCCATATATTAGTATGAGATCTAGCATATCCAGCATAGCAAGTTAAAGAAGCATTAAGCATTAATATACCTTGACTTGCCCAATCTTCTAAGGTATTATCAAAGTCTATTTTATTATGGGGCACTCCATAGTTTATGCAAGCTTCTTTAAGATTTGCTAAAGCTGTAGGTATATTAGCTTCACCAACATCAGCCCAAGTACCAAAGGGAATCCCAGTAGCCATACCCTTTTTTATGTATGGCTCTGGGCCTATCATAACTACTTTACAGTCTTCATAAGGGCAAACTCTAAATGCCCTAAATATATCATGAGTGTTAGGGCATATAAAATCTGCTTTTATTTGACTTATTTTATGTAAAGCAGTAGCTAAAAATTCTACATTAATAAATTTATACCAACCTCCAAAATAATTAGCTGCATTCATCAAAGAGTATGTCTTCTAAGTAAGTATCTTTACCACAGTAATCCTCATTCCAAGTTTGTAGTATTACTGCAGTTTCTAATTTAACTAACTGATCCATAATCCACTGAAAAACATCAGAAGAATTATAGACTGCGCTTAGTATATTCACTAGAGACACTCTATCGCCAATAAATCTACCTCTAATATCCATCCAGCTAGCATCAGGATGGTGTTTATCCCACATAATAGCATATTTAAGAACTGCATTTAGTATATATAACCAAAGCAAAATCTTATTAAAGTTATAAGTAGGTCTAAGGAATCTAAATTCTACAGTCTTTGGGCCTTTATAGCATAACATGTTAATAAAGTTAAGACTAGCATATCTAGATTTAATATTCCACTTAGCTCTTTTTTCTATGTCATTAGGGTGAGGTTGATACAGACTACCTAAATAAGGTATCCCTATTAAGTCATAGTACATATCTTCAAAGTTAGAGTAGTCTCTGACAAATTTACAGTAGTCTTTACCATTCTTTTTATACTTTGCAGTATTAAAGGTAAATGAAGGAACATACTTATCACAGAGTAACCTCTCTACTGCATACCATAATTCATTTAGGATAAATATAACTTTAGGATTTACAGGAAATCCACCTAAATGAATATGCAAAGCACATTCTTTATTAAAGAATGTGTACTTTTTAAGGGTTTCTATTTGCTGTTTAAGTAAATTAAGACCTTTATTACCTTTAAGTACTACAGTAGAGTATTCAAGTCCACTAATAGAGCCATCTCTAAGAGGAATTAAACCATCTCTAAAGCAGATTTCTTGAGGTATGTAGCCCATAGAAGTTTCAAACTCTAATCCAAAAGTAAAATCAAGATAATTTGATAATTTATATACATCATTATGTAAAACTTCTTGTTTACCTTTAAATAGATCTGCATTATCTGCAGCCTCATAGTTTCTATTAAAACTATAAGGGAATTCTCCTTGGCCCATTAGATGTATCTCCTTATAAAGAGAATAGTCATCCATGTCCTTAGCTCTAATGTAAGCACCTATTCTATTAGAATACACTAAATCTTTGCAAACTTCTTTAGAAATTGCTATAGTAGGTTGCATTTTTAGTCTTGCGTCTCTAACACCAACAAGGATATTGTTTTTATAGTCTCTAGGAAAACAGCCATACTCAATATACCTGTTATCCATATAAACTATACCTCTTTGTAAATCTTCAGAAGTATTATCCCATGCCCCTGTAGCTTCATTAAAAACTGTAAAACTCATTTTGCGTTAGCTTTATTAATTGCTTCTTTATTTACTACAAAGTCCTTATGCTCAGCAAGCAATTTAAATCCTGCATTATAGGGAACTCCTTCTATAGTATTAATTAGTTTCCCTTGTTTAATTATTAAAGACTGAGAAGTAAAAGGAATATTAACTACACCATTAAATACTTCTGCCATATGAGGTTTAGTTGCTTTCATCCAATTGCCCTTACTTCCTATAGTATAAGGCAATGGGCCTAAATAGTGAACTAATTCAGGCAGCATATCCATCAGATAAATAGGAGTGCATTTTAGTTCATTCATAAAGTCTATTAAATAGTAATAGCACTGAGCATTATATAATAGAACTCCTCTCCAGAACCAACATTGCACTGCACCACCTTTACCAGACCAAGTGACATCACCTAATTTATTCAGGTAATAGCTACCATGACATTTTTGGCCATTAATAGAATAAGTACCATCGTCATCATACTCAACAGCATCAGTGAAATACTGAGTATCCCATGCAGCATCCCAGAATTCATCTTTTCCAAAGTATAAATTACTCGCAGAATTGATATAAGTCTGTCCTCCTTTATATACAGTATATGCTGCAGGTTTAGATTGATAGCATTTAGAGCGATCATACTTTTCTATAATGTAAAGTTCTCCATCCTTTAATTCACATAAAGCATTAGAAATTACAGTAAGAGCTTCTCTATTAGGTCTAAGAGCTTCTAAGTAAGTATATAGAGAAGAGAATATAAATTCTCCTTTGCTATAACTTACAAATAAAGGCCGTTCTGCAGAAGGCTTGTCACTATTAGAAGTTAATTTAGATTCGCCTTTAAAAAACATTATTGTAGGAGTTTTAGTTCTATAGTCTACTATTACAAAGACTCCTGCTCCCATATACTCTCCTAATGCATCATATCCTTTATGATAGAATATTCTAGCCATGACTTGAGAATCAGTCATACCCTTAATATCTATATCAGGAATATATTTAGCAGCAAGTTCTTCGTAATTATTAATAGTACCATTATGCATAAGTACAAACTTAATGTCATTTCCTTCTTTAATAACTACAGGTTGAGCATTAGCTTCATTTACTGCTCCAACAGAAGCTTTTCTACAATGTCCTAGTGCTATAGTAGCATGAGTAGTTTGTGCAAGAAGTTTACTGTCTTTCCAGAAATTAGTGTATAACTTCTTTTTATCTACACCATATTCTACTTTACCATCAATGAAGATACCACAAGAATCTCCACCTCTAGAATCATTTTCAATGCCTAAAACATTAAATGTTGCTTTATCTAATTTCTTAGGCTTAGGAGTAATTATACCAAAAATTCCACACATAATTAAATAATACCGTAATCATTACAAATTTTCTTTGCTAAAGTAGCATCACTATTGTTAATTGCTTTAATAACCATTTCTTCAGGGGGTAAAGAAAGATCTTCTTCATAAGCATCAATTGCTTTCATTACTCCTTTCCAAATCCATTTAAGCAATTCATCTTTGCTAAGGAAGTAGCTAGAAAGTACTCTATATTCTAATCCATAAGGAGTTAATCTAAAGCAACCTGCTTTACCATAAAGAGATCTTCTTTTAGTATCATTATCTTTTAACACTGAAGGAAGACCTAAGAACATGTCTAGATACTTAATTAGCATTAGTGAGGTGTCTACATTATTGTTTTCATAACCTATATGAATATGAAAACCCGCACTTCTAAGATTAGTAGATTCACCTTTAGGCTTAGGATTAGCACTTTGAGTATAAGCATTATAGTCTACACTACAGCCAAAGAGTTTAGCTTTATCACTTTGCAGTTGATCTTCATCTACTGTCATAGAGGCTTTACACAAAATACCTAAATCAGGATTCTTTGCTTGTACAAATTTCCTAATATAATCTTTCATGTAATTAATACATTTTACAAAATCCTGTTCTGATTTTACTGGCGGAATATTAAATTCTGCTAGAATATTATCAATCTCAAGCCCAAAACCTTTAGGCATGTCTGCAGATCTATAAGGATTTCCTTTTTCACCAGGGATTAAACCAATTGAAGATACTACTTTATTAGTCTTGGTGTTGATAATAAAGAGCTCAGGATCAGCTCCTACAGTAAGATTTCTAATTGTCATTTCTTTATTTCTTGTAATAAGTTATTAATCAAATCATTAAGCATAGCAATAACAGGTGCTTCTTTTCTCATGTATTCAGGATGGCCTTGAATAGCAAGTGCTTGGGGTTTACCCTTTACATGATAATGTACAATTTCAGGTTCACCATAAGCATACATATTACCAGCATCAATACCATCTCCTTCCCAGTAACTATTACTTAAATTATTATGAGATTTGTAAAGCACAGTATAGTCATTACTAGAAAGATCATAAGGGTACTGCATCTGATGGTGAGTTGATGTAATCTCATAAATAAACTCACCATTAGAGATAGGATGAGTACCTGCTATTGCATGACCTTTGCAGTCTTGTACAAGTTTACCTCCATTCATTACACAAAGAAATTGAGAACCTCTACAAATACCTAAAGCAAGTTGATTAGGTTTAATCTTATTGTATTGCCCTTTTTCATACTTGTCTCTCATAGGGCTATTATAAGTGGATCTATGAGGTTTAGCTTTATACAATGATGGAGTGACATCTTCACCACCAGTGAACAACACAATATCTGCTTTTTTAATGTCATCAACTAATTCAGCACCTTCTATAAAAGAGGCATATACGGTGTCACCACCTACTACGTATACTTTTTTCATTAGTAAATATTGCTTTTTAAAATCTTGTAATTGTATTTATAATAATCTAATCGCTCTTGATAATCTTTATCTGATTTCCAGAAATCTAAATCAACAATCTGCATTACATCAGTTATGGATTTAAATGGGCTATTATCTCTAGTATCTCTTTCTATATATGCAAATATATAATTAAGGGAATTTTGTTTACCATCTATGGCATATTTATTTAATGCCTTTTTAAGCTCTTTATTAGTTTTTAATTTTTTAAAAGTAGAAGTAGAACCTATAGCATGGATATTTACACCATAGCCATAGTATTTACATGTAGCTCCTACTATATTGAATAAGTTTATAGCAGATACCCATTTAAATTCAGGTTCTCTAGTAAGTCTAGCTACATCAAGTAAATAGACATTAAAAGGAAATTCATAAAGGTATCTTACCCAAGTTAAGATATATTTATGATAGAATAAATGAGCTTTTACATGAAGTTTAAGAATAAATATATCTTTTTTTTCTGCAAGTCTGTAGTTAAAATTAACTACCTTTTTAAGAGCTCTAAGATGTGCAACTATACCTTTTCTATCAGTAAGAATTGCATTATTTTTCTTTTCTACTATTACTGGTTTGCCATACTTAAAAAGATGAATAGTGTATGTATTATTGTGCACTATGTCACTTCTATGAAATATGTCACCAAAACAATAGTAATGCTGTTTAGGTAAAGGTACTTTACAATCTCCTGTAGATGAGTATTTTGTATAGTAATTTAGAAAATTAAATACCTTGTTCATTTATCATCTTGATTAAAATATTCTTGTATTTTTGAATTCCTTCTTCTCCTAAAGCAGGGGCACTATTACTTTCAAGAATAATGTATTTAGGACTCTTATGATTAGAACTTTGTACTTTAACATCAAATGCTGCTATATCTAGTCCAATAGCTTTTAATGCATCCATACAACTAGCCACTATGTCATCCCAATTTGTAGGCCTATCAAATAAGTCACTATCTTTTAATGCCCATATGCAGTTATCAGCATGTCTATGCCATCTAACTTCTGCATCATTTTTTAGCATTTTCCTACAAGCATAAAAGCAACCTTCTCTAGTTACATGAATTCTATATTCTCTAGTGTATGTATAGAATTTTTCAAATACATATTCTTCTAAATTATGTGTTTTAGACCATTCAATAATTTCTTCTTCATTATTAAATAGGTAAATGCCATAACCTTTACTAGAATTGTATTTCTTAGCTATTACTGACTTATACTGCCTCTTAAACTCTAAAATTTCATCTAATTTATTACTAGTAATCCATTCAGCAGTAGGTATATTAGATAAACTAAATACCTTTTTCATAGTCCGCTTATCTTCAGATATTAAACATCCCTGAATACTATTAATAACTATAGGATTGGGATCTTTGGTAATCTTAGATGTTAAAGTAGTGCTTCCTAATCTAAGTATAGTAGTTCTAGGTACCTCTATTTCTCTAAGAGGAGCACATGAAACATTCCTAGACCTAACTATTAAGAATTTTTTCTTTTCCATATGAAGCTAGTTAATGGGTGATAGTAAAACTACCACCCATTTTAATATTACAGATTTTTAAGAGCGGTATATACCATCTTAGCTAATTCTTCATGAGGTTTCATGAAATACTTCTGAAGGTCATTAGGATAATGTTTGTAGAGAATTTTAGCAATTTCTCTTAGTTCTTTGTAAGTAAGTAAAGAACATTTGTTTGCAGAAAGATTAACAAACTGGGGGAATCTGTTAATCAGCTTAGTGAAAAGTTTACCAAATTTCATTGTTTTGGATATTAGTAGTTAAACAAATAATGGAAGTATTATTTTTAAAAAAGCTTCTCTTCCTTTAGCTTTATAAAGGTCACTTATATCTTTTCCTTCATTAAATTGAGGTATAACTATGTTAGTAAAACCAGTAGATTCAGCTAAAGATTTACCATCTTTTAATCCAGCTTCATCGTTATCTAGAAGTATGTATATCTTAGTAAATCTTCTTTTAAGTTCATTAATAGCAGTATTACTAATAGGATAACCTTCTCCTTGAATAGCTAGTGCTGGAATACCTGTATTAGCCCATAGACATAAAGCATCTTTTAGTGAAGAACAGATACATATCTTATTCCCATTATTAGGTACTTTAGTCCATAGGCTTATTACTGATTTATCATGCTTATTAGTCCACTTAAATCCATTCTTATTGAAGGGTTGATAGATTTTCAGTGTAACCTTATTTTCTTTATGCTCTACATAGGCATAGGCATATTTATCTGCCCCAAATATATATTCTCTATCCTTCTTTACTACAATTTTATGGGATATAGGATACACTTCAGCGTATTTAAGCCATTTTATAGGAATACCATAAGAAGCCCAATACTCTATATCATGTTTTTCCCAATTTCTAACCTTACATTTAATATCAATACAGCTAGTGCCAACTTTATTGATATTGGTATTTATCTTTTTCACGCTAATATTTGATTGGTTATTGTTGGAAAGGTCATTATATATTTTAACTAAAGTATCTTCATAGCTTACATTCCATATTTTCTTAAGTAAAGTGAGCAATCTTCCTCCTTCTTTAGTAGAAAAATCAATATAATTAACTTCTACTCCATTAGGAGAATAAATACCCATAGAAGGATGATTATCCTGTCTTAAAGGACTATTAATTATACTAGGAATTGTAGTTATTCCCAGATAATGAGCAGCTATATCTGCTTCTGTAATTCTATCTAGAATGTCTTGTAAGCATATTGAAGATTTTCCTGGGGCAAATGCCATGACTAATTATACTTTAAACCAGGGATTGTTAGTGGTAGCATTTTCTGCAGGCATACCAAATGGCAGATCAGAATCAGGTGCAGTTTGGAAGTTAGTTGCTGCTACTGAATATACTTTAAAGTCACATACTTCAAAGTCAGTAGTAGAGAAAGCACCATTGTTCTTAGCACTCCTAACTTCAGCATCAAGCTTATTGTAATTAGTTTCTCGGTTCTTCAAGAACATTCTGTCAAAGAATGATTGGAACATCTTACCATCATCCTTCTTTCTAACACCAAAGAGAACTTTTACAAAGTTATCAGGTTGGAATGCAATCACATCCTTGATTTCTGTGAAATCACCACTAAAGAGTTTGTCAATATTGTCAAATCTAGCGATGCTAAGATCTGCATCTTTCTTCAAGTGCCAGGCACCATTAACATACTCATGAGCATCAGGAATGTTCAGATAAGCTTTGATAAAGTCAGTAAGGGCAATTTCACCATTATATGCAGGTCGGTAGTTAGTACCAATCTTCAAAGGCTTACCTTCTTTACTCATAAGTTGAGTGTGATTGTTACACTCATCCTTAGTAGCCCAACCAGAGTTACCATATTCATCAATTACTTGAACTTTAGAGCCATCTCTGTTAAATCTATATTCTTTCTTAAGGAAGAAAGACATAGAAATCGGTGAAATGTCCTTGCCAATCTTCTCAGGGTTGGGTTTAACCAAGAAGGTAACTCTAGCATAAGCCACTTTTTCACCATTAGCTTCTTGAGTACCTACATATTCAGATTCATTTTCAAGTTTAGTACCATAAATTTCTTCTAGTTCTGCCTTAGTAGGATTAATTTTCACAATAGATACAGGGGCAACACCAATGTATCTTTCAATAGAAGGGCCTTCAGTTGATTCTACACCCTTGCCAAATGCCATAAAGATTTTACTTTTATTCATGTCTTATTTAATTAATAATTAGTGGGATTAAATGGAGCTTCATTAGGTAAAGTTTCTACTTCTTCAACTTTAGCTTGATCATCAAGTACTCTAGTTTGATCTATGTCAAAATCTACACCTGCAGGAACTTCAGGAGGAGTAATAGTATCAGAATACTTAAATACCCATTTACCATCTACTCTATCCATAATTTCCTCTACACCAAAACCTTGAGTAATTACTCTAGTGCCAGTGTCCAAAGCTCTAATTTGAGTATTGAGGTCTTCTATTTCTGCACCAAGTTGATTAAAAGTCTCAATTAATTTGTTTCTTTTGGTAATAAATCTACCAATAGTAGCTGCATTTCTTTTAATAGCAGCTAATTCAAATTTACTAAAAGTTTTCATTTTCCTTGTTAGTTATAATACTCATTCATAGCACTAACTACTATTCCTAAATCATTAGGAATAAAGTCATCTACAAACATATCTGCTGGTGTTTTAGCAGGAATTTCAACTACACCATCTTTAAATCTGTGAGTATAAAATCCATAAGATGCATTTCCTTTGTCATCATACCTAATACCACTATAAAGTACCATAGGTACCACTTCTATAGGATTATATTGAGTGTCAAGCAATTTACCTATAGTAGCTACTTTATAACCAGTAACAGTATTGTCTGACATCTCATCTTCACTATGAAGAAGGAAAAATACATTTACATCTTCTCTCATTTGTTCGCAGACAGAGATAATTTGTTGAAAATGTTGAGCTAACTCAGTGTACTTTCCATATCCTGCTTCTTTAGCTCTCTGGAAGTACTCTTTTCTCATAATATAAATAGCATCATCTATGACAATGTTCTTTATATGAGTAGCTGCTTTATCACAAGCTTTGAGTAAATCAATAGCTTGAATATAATTATCTACTCTAAAAAGATTTTTCTTCTCTGAGTTATACAAAGAATTACTTCCTTTAAAGGGCAATCTCTTGCCAAGTACATTAACAATCATAGTATCATCAGGATTTAACCCCTTAATGCTACTAGATTTACCTGTACCAGATTTTCCTAAGATTATGCAGCAATTTGCCATAATTAGAATTAATTGGTTTAAATTTTTGTTTAGTATAAGCAATAAATGTAGTATTTATTCTTTTTCTAGATGCAACTAAATAGTCATAGATTGTATTTAATGCTTGTTTTTCTTCAGGTCTAGGTAATTCTTTAAAGAAATTAACTGCACCATCAAAATACAGAGCTACTAATCCTCCTGGACTACCACCTCTATTTACAAGTATCTCTAAGAATCTAACATTATCTTTTAGTTTAGTAATATCATACTGCATATATTCAGGTAATTCATATTTAAAAGGGCTAAATAAACCTAAAGCCACATTACAATCTCTAGCTGTATATTTACTATCAGCTAGATTAGCAATAGTAGGCCTTACTTTATTTGACCTAATAGCATCTAAAGATTCTCCTTCAAATGCTTGTTGTTGAATTACTACTGGACTATACCCATATCTATTCCTAAGAAGAACAAAGTATTCACTAAGTTTATCTATAGATTGCTTAAGAGACATTCCTCTTTCAGCTGAAGTTAAACTCACATGATCATAAAAGATAATTCTATATTCATCTGGGTCATCTTGTATATAATGGTCAAATGCATCTATTTCTCTAGTTTGCCCAGTGAATTCATCTTTAATCTTTTGTTTTCTTTTAAATACTGTTCCATGTTCTTCTGCATATCTTTTACACTCATTATAAACACCTGTAGGATTAGTAGATGCAGAAAACACTATATGTTCTTCAAAGAAATCTATAATTTTTGAGTATTCTTCACTATCTAATAGCTCTAAATACTTATCATCTATTGGCTTATCATTTCTACTACTCTTGAGGTCTTTAGGAGCTATTCTAATTGCACCAGCAGATTTTGTATATAATAAATAAGACATAAATCTTGTCATTATATCATCTGGAGTTTCTTCTAGTGGATAATAGAATATCCTTATCCTTAGTTGCTCAGGATGTTGATAAGCATAAAGCAAAGTATGAAACACAAATACAAAAGATGCAAATTGAGTTTTTGCACCTTTAGTACTTGAAGTTATCACATAATACTTAGCTTGTTCTAGACCTATAAAATCATCGCTAAATCTAATAAATGGTGAAGGTACGCTATTTATTCCACCATCTATTAGTTTTTGTTTTCTCTTTCTAAGTCCTTCTAATACTCTACTTCTAAGATTCATGCTAAGTCAGTAGTCCAGTTATTATTTTGGAAATCTCCTGCTTCTGGATTCTCTAGATAAGTCATAAATTCTGATTCTATTTCTACATCTCCATTATTATTTGTTGGAGTTTTAAGCAAGAAATATTTAAGTAGTTTCATATATTTATAGTCCCCATTAAAAGAAGAGACATAGCTTTTAGTTGCTGTTATTGCCTCTTCTTCTGTAAATCTACAATTATATTTTACTACTAGATTTTTTAACTTTCTAGCTATTTCTGCAGTACTACCTCTCCAATTATAAAGAGTTCCTGGTTTGTTGCCTTTAGGATAAAGTTCTCTAAGTTTGTTTGCAACTTTAGTATAAAACTCTTCTTTAAATTGTCTAGAATCTGCAGAATCTGTTATAATATTAGTAAGAGTTTCCATGTTGGCTCTGCTTATCCTAAAGTCTCCTGGGTGTCCTTCTACATCTTCCATCCACATTTTTCTTTTTAGAGATTGGATAGTAGGTTGTATTTTACCTCCTCTAGCAAGAAATATTAAAAGAATACACTCTTCGAGAGTCAAGTCATACTTTTCTATTAATTCAGGATCTATAATAAATTTCATAAACTAATTTCATTAATGTTATTAATTACTTTTATTAAATCTGGATTATAGTCTTTAATCATCTCGTTGACTATTTCCTCTTCTCTAGTTCTCACATAATAAGGAATTATTAAAACAGGTTTAGGATGTCTAAGTAGTCTACCTAATTTTTGCTTTATTAAGATAGTAGAACTATTAAGAACTGCATATATTCCAATTCTGCAATTAAGAAGATTAATTCCTTCATTTAGCATATTACATGAAGTAATATGGTTTATTTTACCTGCATTGAAGTCTTGAAGTAGTTGGTCAGATAGTTTATTCTTACTATTGATGCAAAACCTACCAAGAGCTTCAGTGTGCATAATACTATTACAGAAGGTTAGAGTTCTATAATTCTTAAATTTCCTAAGTATATCTCTAATATAATCAGTCTTCCAATTACTAAGAATTTTTAATCTATCTCCACATTTATGAAGATACATATTTCTTAATGCAGGATTTGGATTTTTATTACATTTACCCTTAAGCCATTCAATTTTACTATCTAAATCACATAAATACTGCCTTTTAGTGCATATTACTTCTACTTTAATGTCTTTTCTACGGATATAATTCCATCTATCTTTCCAAGTAGTAGTAACTTTATTTATTAGTTTAGGATTATATACTAAAAGTTCAGTAGGTTTAGTGTTATCTAGTTCAATAGGAATTAGGAAAACTTTAGGATCAGGTAGAACTCCCTCATCCATAGCTTGTCTAATAGTTCTTTTGTAGAAACCTAGATTAGTAAATGTATTATTTAATAAGTCTTTACATTTGTTGCCTACTGTTGCTGATAGTAGTATAGAACTTTCAGCGCAAATATCCTTAATATACTCTGCACATTTAGATGTAATATGGTGAGCTTCGTCATATACTACAGCTGCCCATTTTCCCTTACATTTATGTAAAGATCTATAGGTAACTAAAGTAAATTTAATTTGATTATTAGGCCACCATTTACGAACTTCCTGCATAAAGTTAGCTTTTAGAACTATTCTAGGTACAACTACTAGTACTTTATCTCCCTTTTTACATCTAGATTTGAGTAATTCAAGAGCAACTGCAGTTTTACCATGTCCAGTAGGGAGTTCTATGAGTAAGTTTCTATTAGATATTCCTAGAATGGCTTCTTTTACAGCTTCTCTTGTACTCATTTTTCTATTTTCTCTACGTAGTTTGTAATAAAATCAGTGGGATTAAAGTCATCATCTATTGATGCTATAAGCAGTTCATCAAGGGCCTCATCTAAATCTAATTTAGGTAGAGTGCTTGTTATTACTGCTTTTTTAACTTTATTAATGGCTTCATCAGTTGGTGTAAATTCTGATAAAATGATATTAAGAGGTTTAGCTAGAGCTTCTAATTGAATCTTCATAGCTTTATCTGCCTCTTTCCTAGCATCTCTTTCTTTATATAGCTGTATAATCTTTTGTACAGTTTCTGAAGGAATGTAATTTTTTAATAGTTCTTCAGTTTTACTTTTTCTATAGGCATCCACTTTCCTGCCTATCATACTGATGATAGCTTTTGCTTGAGATTTGTTTAATTTTACCATGCTTTTTTACTATTAATTGTAATTTATTAGTATATGTAGGATCAGTAGCATAGGGTAAAGATTCTAAAAAGCTATAGTAGTTATTGGGTGGTTCATATTTATCTTGTATTACTTTTTTATAAAATAATACAGATTCAATCCAATGATCAAATGTAAAATACTGTTTAGTTCTGCTATTATATAAACCAAATAGATTATTTGTCCTACTATAGAGTTTTGATTCTCCCAATTGACTTTCTAGTATAGCTTGTGCATATACTATTTCTGGGTGATGTACTTCATAGTATAACAGAGCTTCCCACAATCCCTCTTTAGGAGTTTTACTCATAAATAAAGGCTCTACTATAGTATCTTGTTCTACTATAGCTACTGGATTTCTATCAGTGACTTTAGGAGGATCACCTGTGCAAGCAATAATTATAATGCTTAGCACTAAAGCTAAAGTGATTTTAGTTTTTAGTTCATAATTTTTCATTTGTTAATAAAGGGTTTTAGATTAATAGTGAATAGCTTTTCATGACCTTCAAATTCACTAGTTTTATAGTTAAAGTAGACTATATAGATGTATTTATCATATATAACTATATCTATATTAGGCTTATAAGTTTTATTAATAAACTTACAATATAACCATAATACAACTATAAAGAATAATAGCTTAATGTAAATCATATTTAGTTATAAAAGGATAATAAAGGTAGTAACAGAAATTAATCTATTACTACCTTACTATATTTAGTCCTCTAGTATCTCATAACTAAATGAAATACCTCCCAAACTTTGAGATATTAGTGAAAGGTGAGCTTCAAGTCTTGCTTTTTTACCCATCTTTGTACACCAAGTGCTGTTAGAGTATTTGCCTCTAACTGAAGGAAGAGTAGGTCTACCCTCTTTAGAAGTCATATATTCATATGCTTCTTTACAGATGGAGATTACCTGTTTAGCAGTTTTACTAGGTCTAAGTTGAATTGCTTGAACCTTAGCTTTTTGCTTTTTAGCAGGTTTAACTACTTCCTCTGAGTCTTTTGAGCACTCCTGCTCGCTTACCATGCCTGCACCTTGTACAAGGATAGTAAGTCTTACTTTAGATTCTACCATATTATTATAAATAGATATTAGTACCTCCAGTGGGACTCGAACCCACATAGCTACAATAGCCAAGAGATTTTAAGTCTCTCGTGTCTGACCAATTTCACCATGGAGGCATATTTAAGGCTTATAGCCTTAAATTATATGTTGATAAAGTGTAGGTTTCCAATCAAGATTTAATATCTTAATATACCACCTGTCACATCTATCTTCAGTTACTAGAATAGAATCTTCATTTAGAGGTGAAATAATTCTACCATAAGGTCCAAATTCATCACCTACATGCAGATATGTAGCAGGGCAATTAATAGATACTGTTCTTTGATGAATTTGTACATCTTCCATAGTAACTATTTTACGCTCACCCTTAACAATATCTTCTTTACCTATAAGTTGATAATCTTTTTCAAAGTCTTTGACACTGTAAGGCTCATTATCTTCATTGAGATCATCACCTGTGATTAGTGAAGTGGCGCAATCATAATGATATTTAGCACTTTCTACATTAAAGAACTCTTTCCAATCATCTATAGGTAAATCATGAATGTTCAATTCTTCAACTATAGCTTTAAGTATATCTATTGTAGATATAGCTAAAGTATTTATATACTCAATTATGCTAGGTATATAATCTTTATTTTTAAGATTATCTTCAAGATATTCTTTTACAACTTCTATGGAAAGGTTATTAAAAGATTTAATGTATCTAATTCTTGAAGGTCTACCTATCATGTTTCTGTTGATAGTAGGTGTGTTTGTAGTTAATAAGAATATCCTTCTATAAGGACTATTCATAACTCCATCCATTATAGCTAGAATATCAGTATCTGATTCTTCTTTAGGGAAATTCTTCTCATATTCATCAAATAAGAGAATACAATCACCGTTAATTTTAGCTATAAATTCAGCTAGTCCATTATAGGGGTTATTAACTATGATTACAGGTAATTCCATTCTATTTGCTAGTATTTTAGCAGTAATAGTTTTGCCTGTACCTTTAACACCATTTAGAAGTATGCCTAGATTATTTGTAGTTCTATGGAAAGTATCCATTACATGACTAATGAATTTAGATTCAAGACCATAAATCTTAAAGTTAAATTCAAAAGTTTCTGCAAATTCTTCTAGGAATAATTCATCATTTCTTCTGTCTTCTTGTAATAAATATACCTTGACAGGCAGAGTGTCCAATATTTCTATTGAACTATCTGCTTGTCTTAGTATATTACCGTTTTTTATATAAACCATGAACTATTATTTAGTCTATTATAGGTTGTTCTTTAATGTATCTATGTATGATAGTTAATTGATATAGAGACTTCATAGTCTCTTTAATATCAGTAGATAACTTATCTAGATACTCTAAATCTTCTTTAATTCTCTCGATGTCTAGATTTAATGATTTACATTCTTCTAGAAAGTCTTTATCCATGTTATTTGTGAATTTAGTTTTAAATAATGACCATGTACATCTATTTCTAGATGTACATTAGTCATTAATCAACAACATTATATTTATGGAACAAAATCTAACTCTAGTCTAAATGTAACCATTTAAGAATCTTCTTAAAGATTCTCTCTGAAATAGGTTCTGGAGTTACTTTACTATTGGCTTGGCAGTTTTTTCTGTTTGCCAATTTTTGATTCTTAGTGATAAGAATCAAACAAGTGCTACCTATATATTTAGGTGAGGAGGGATTAGATAGTACATAGTACCATCTATAATGAACTGCATGTTCAGTTCTATTTAACTGAACAGCTAAATCTTTGAAGTTTTGCCGGATGTTACCAGCATTTTCTTGCATTTTGGACACCACTACTGAATCTTCATGGTCTGTCCATTTTCTTTTATTGGTCATAATAGTTAATTAACTTGTATTTAGTACTCCTAGGTAGAATCGAACTACCATTTAAAGTTTAGGAAACTTTTGTTCTGTCCATTGAACTATAGGAGCAAATTAACTCCTACCTTCACAGGCAAGAGTTAGTACATAAACTTAAAACATCTAATATCATCATGAACAGTTTCTATATAGTGTCTCCCTTCCCAGACTCGAACTGGGGTTTATGGTTTAGAAGACCATTGTTACTATCCACTGAACTAAAGGGAGATGTGCAAAGGTAATAAATTATATTTATACTACAAAGCAATTGTAGTTAAATATAGTTAATACCCTAATATATGCTTATAACGCTCTACTGAATCTATAATATGATCATATATTTCAGTAGGAAGTTTTGCTTCTTTAAGATCTTCTATTGTTTGCTTAATAGAAGTAAATATAGAATGATCTTCGGTAAAAGGTTTATCTTCATCTATAAACAAACCTGAATTAAATGCTAAAGTTGCGCATAAATCTATTGCTTCTTTTATTGCTTGAATTTGTTTTTTATTCATTGTATATGCTAACTAAAAGTTAATATGAAAAACCTCACTACTTTCACAAGCAATGAGGAAAAAAATCAGAAATAACCAACATTATCACATGATTACTTGAATCAATTCACTATTATGCTAGATTTATTCAATTCCTTGCATAGTTTTGAATAAACCTAATGTGTGTCTGAATTTGTTAATTATAGTTGCAGGAATATTAGCATCATTCATCATGTTAACACTGTCTTGAATCTGCTTTTTAATTATTCTTGCATCAATAGTAGCAGGATTACCACTGCTTAATGTATATGCTATTACAGCTGCTGTAGCTATAGCATCATTTATTGCTGAAATTTCTTTCTCGGTCATAATTACAACTATTTATAATTATTGTGTTGAGTATATATAGCATCAAATATTTCCTTAGCAAAATATTTGCTCATATGTTGTGCTACCTCTTTTGATTTACAGCACAATAATCCCATAGTAGCATCAACATAGCCATAGGTGCAGCCGAAAGCACTGATACCCCTACCACAGGAACAATAATAATTGCCACCAACTAAGTAGTAAGTAGTACCTTCAATTTCAATTTCACCACAGAGTTCCCAGTTGTTGCGTTTTGCTGTATTCCTGGCACTATTGTAGTCATTATAGAACCTAATCCAAGGGTAATACACTTCACCACGAACTAATGAAGGTTTATAGTCTTGGTTTAATGCTTGTCTAATGATGTCAAGTTTGTAGAGAGCTGTAAGATGGTTTTCTATACTAAGATTAAACTCACCAATTGAAAAGAATGAATTGGGACTAATTCCTAGAGATGTACAAGCATCTTCAAAGGTTTTGATTCTTTTCCAGTCCTCTGTTTTGAGCTCCTGTTCACTATAGGCTTGTAATGCTACCTCTTTGAGGTCTGCACTACCACTGTTATACCACTCTTTAGCCTTCTCAAGAGTCAGTGAAATGTGTCTTGTTTCCATTATTATTTTGTTGTCTTTATGTTAATTTAGTTAGTGATTCCTCTGGGACTCGAACCCAGACTCTATAGATTAGAAATTTATTTTTATTAGATAAAATTATTTAATTATAGTATTGTTAGATAGAAATATTTTTCCTATCTTTGTACTATAAATAATTATTAATATGAAAACTAAAATTTGTTCTAAGTGTAAGACAGAGAAGCCTATTAGTGAGTTTTATTCATAGAAATGGCATAAGTATGAAGTTATGAGTCTTTGTAAGGATTGTTTTAATCATTTGTGTGTAGATAGATGGATTGAAAGAAAGAAGAAATATGTTAGATTATTGGGAGGAGAATGTGAGCATTGTCATACTAAACTTACAGAGTCTAACTATTCTATCTTTGATTTTCATCATATTGATTCTAGCACAAAAGAGTATAGCTGGTCTAAACTTAGGCTATTCTCTGATAGTAGAATATTAGAAGAACTATCAAAATGCCAGTTACTATGTGCAAACTGTCATAGACTAGTTCATTCTAATGGTTAATAGTAGTTCCTCCCAGATTCGAACTGGGACTCAACTGCTTAGAGGGCAGTGGCTTTATCCAATTAAGCTAAGGAACCAAATTGCTATAGCCTTTTCACAAAGACTATAGCTCTTTACTTTTGACTCTAAATTCCGATTTTTGGAAGTGCTCCCAATAGGGCTTGAACCTATGACCTGCTGATTATGAGTCAGCTGCTCTAACCGACTGAGCTATAGGAGCTTAATAAATAGCACTACTTTCACAAGCAATGCTATTGAGTAACAAAAATCAAATTACATTATGCCTTAAATTATCCAGCGGTAGCCCTAGTAGGAATTGAACCTACATTAACCAATATTATCAGTCTATATTTTCTTTTGAGTGACTAATAGGGCTAAATAAAATAAACAGTATTATCTTCACAGACTATACTGTTTGTAAGTGAAAAAACGCAATGTTAAAACTATATTCACATACAGTATTTAACCACTAAAAACATGTATAACAGTCTAAAAATCAACCATTCAAACAAAACAACGTAATTATTCTATTTTGCAATGAGCAATTCATTCAACTATGTAGGTAAAGAGTACTAATTTCTAAGTTTCTATAAAAAAGAGGCCCAGGAAGCTTAACTATATTCGCATACAATTAAGCTTCTGTACCTCTAATTTTCAACTATGGAAATCATAGTTAAACCTGGTCAGTTTAACTCAAAACTCTTTATTATTTTGCCATTTTCATCATAGAAAATAGCTTTTTTAGACCTATAAAGTCTAGAGATTTCGGAGGGAGTTGCAAAGAACCAGAAATCTGAATATACTAATTCAGTAAATTCTATTCTAGTTTCTTTTTCTTGAAATAGAATAGACCAGTTGTTCATGCAATCTAGATTTCTTTGATTGTCAAATCTCCATATTACTAGATGATTAGCATCCTCTAGTTGGATTTCAGATATTTGTTCTTTACATTTCAGTTCTTCAACTATAATGTCAAAGTATCCTTTGATTTTTCTTCCCATCAAATCATTGATTCTATGGAAATTTTGTAGTATTTCATCCATAATATATCTTGTTATTTTATGCTTTTTTTTTGTGTTTTACTCCTTAAACTTTACACTTTTACTAATTTATCTTCCCACTCTAATAATATTATTAGAAATTCAGTCCACTAATAAGTGTGAGGCCTGTCTCCTCTAAACTTACTGGTTCTTAGATAAATCATGTAAAGAACTAGGAGTCCTCAACATCTTGGAAAGGGATTTGAGTTTTTAATGGTAACTATAGTACCACTTTATAGTGATACTATAGTTAATGTCTAGTTATTACCACAGGGCAATAACTTCACCACCATTGTCAGGCTTATACAGAGTGTATTTGCCATTGGAGTTCAGGCCAACTGCCAGATCATCTTTTTGTGCGATGATTTCGTTCATTGTCATGCCTTTGGTAGTTCGGGCAAAATGGCAGAAGATCCGTTGACCATCTTCACCAGGGAAGGCGATTGAGTTGAAGGTTTCTCCTGTTTCTTTGTTGACGTCTTCCCTGAATCTGGGGAGGCCATGCTGCTTGGCAAAAGCTACGAGAGAAACTGATTTTACGATCTTCACGTCATTGTAGTTGTTGTTTGCTTCCATTGTTTTAAAGTTTTAGGAAAGTTAATAAATTAGTTTGTTAGAAATTTGTTTATTTGTTGGGTATAGGTATTAAAAGTACCTACACCCATACATTAGCTATTTAGAGCAATGAAGAGTTCTTTGGATATGAATTCTTCTGGAGCTTCCCAGCAAATAGATTTCTCTATTTTTAGGTTTTTTAGGCAGTGTATTATAGCGTCTTTTGGGTGCTCAAAATTATTTGTTTTTATCCAAAATTCTATAGTACCATATTGTGTATTTGGGTCTATTTCTATCATATTTTCAGTTTTATTGACTGTAAATTTGATAGTTTGGCCCTTTCTTTTGTTGAACTTAAACCATATTCTGGCTCTATTCCAGTGAGGTTTTATTGTACAAAAGACGTTTTCTTCTTGATGTGCTGTGGTACAAAAGAATGTTGTTCCTTTTGACCATATAATCATTCTATTTGGCATTTATTCTAAATTTAAAAAGGATTCTGTGTAATCACAGGAATATTTTTCTAATGATTTTTTCTTTATGTCTCTCATTATTAGTGGAGTTATTGCTATTAGTAATATAACAATAATTGCTTTTATAATGAGTTTTGTTAGTTTGTTGTTTTCTGATTGCATAATATCTATGTAGAGTTTCTTTTTGAAAGTTCTGCTGTAAATGCTTCTAGAAATTGAGTTCTCCATTGATATTTCTTTATCAAACGAATGCAGCTTTTTATATGATTTGTACTCATATCTTTAATTTTAACTAAATCACCATTTTGGGTTTCCCAAACTTGATTTTCTAGCATAAACTGCTCAGTTTCTAGATTGGTAAGTACTAGATCTTCTAATCCAAACCAATCTTGCTCTTCTGCCCAACTCATAGTTCTTTAATCATAGATGCTTTCATCCACTTTTCATAATCTTCGTAGTATTCTTTAGCATACTTCATTGCAGTTTCCATTAATGAAGTTTGCTGAACAAGTGGATATTTTTCTACAACTTCAGCTACTTGAGTGAGTGAAATACAGCCAAGTGCATACATTTCACTAACATCTTTAATAGGTTTATAGTCCATTAGAATGGATTCTTTAATTTCTTTTTTCATAAATGATATTATAGTTTATCTGATTTTGGAAAATACCCAAATCCATACTGAATTAACAGTATAGATTTGAGTATATAGATATAGTAACACCCTAAAATTACTATTCTTCTACAATCTGCCCTTTAGTGTCAAATTCTTTGTACAGGCGGATTTTGCCTGAAAAGAAATCGCACTCTACCAGAATATCTGACTCCTTAGCAGAGTACCAAGTTGCAGTACCTGCATCAGCTACTCTAATCATGAATTTAGCAGAAGGAGTTTCTGCATTAATAGGTGTATGTCGATCTTGAATTGCATCTAGATCTTTGCACATATTGATGTTGTATCTGCCAAGTAGTATGTAGTAGCCTAGCTCATGTAAGGCAAGAGATAGTATGCTTGAAAGCTTTTGTATAGAGTTAGCAAAATCTACTCTTATTTCAGCAAACACCTTGCCTCCATTGTAAGTTTCACTATAGGTAAGTAAATGTTCAGGTCTAAGTCTGTTCATAGTTTGAAGTATTAAATTGTTATAATAAAAATGTCGGTCTATTTCCCGACTGCCAACACTTAGACACTCCTAGTGATTAACCAAGTTTAGTTTATACTCCTATGTCATAGAGTTACTGGGAAAATGATATTGGGCTACTTAATTTCACCCAATACCATTAATCCTGATTCCACCAAGCCCCATGCTCTTTAATGTAGTCTTGGTATTCATCAGTTTCTTCAAGAACATCAAAGTAGTAGTCCTCATCATAGATGTAAAGACTGTCACAATAGCGTTCATATTCATAATCACGAGGGCTTGCACTTTTTTCATTGCAAGCGTGTGTAGCAATAAATGGAATTGCTAATACAATGCCTATTATAATATCTTTCATATGTTGTGTTTGTTCTTAGCTTTGTATTCTTGAACATCGCTAAGTTTGGTAGTCAAGCTACCATCAGCAAGCTGATAGTAAACAGTTACTACCATGCTGTTAATGTTGATTACTGTTTTCATAAACCTAGTTCTTTTTTGATGGTTTCTTGAACATCTTTAGGCAAATATTGTTTATATTCTTTGCCTGTTTTCTTTGAAACTCGCTTGATATAACAAGCAGCTTTCTTTGTAATAAAGATAGGATACTTGTTACCTTCTTTGTCCTTCCACTGATACTTTGTTTGAGTATCAGTAGAAGAACTAGTTTGTTCTACTTTAAAGGTATTGCCATCACGTTTAACTTCTGCAAAACAGTTAACAGAAGCTATGAACATCATCATAGCAATGATTGCTACAATGATAAAAGGTTTGCTTGTGCTCTTGATTTTGTTCATTGCAAATCTTGTTATGTGTTAATTGATTACTGTTACTTCCATCACCTTTCTATCATTTGATAGTCTGCTACTTTGGATATGCAGGATGTAGGGTTAAAGCGCTAGGATTTTATTTTTAGCATATGAAGTAAGTTTGTGCACATCCCACCTAGCTAGGGAAACTTACTTGATATGTCTACAAGTATTCATGACTACTTGTAAATGCATATATAGCAACATCAGAAGGTATTACATAACCCAGTATATAACCTACAATTCTACTGAGTGCATTCGCGGAAACTCTTATTCCCTCTTGGATGCTACAAGTTTAAAGGGTTAATAAATAAGTATAAATAGTTATATAATAGTATATGTATACTATTATTGCAAATAGAGTTTAAATGATGAATAGTGGGGCATTGGTGGTTCCCAACCTTTGGGGTCCACAGATTCTCCTAATTATCAATCGTTTAAACTCTCTAGATGTTCCCAATCTCAAAAGGACCATTGGTAGTTACCAATGGTCTTGTGATCTCTTAGAGATCTTGAACCACCAAGACCTCACATTTGTCAGGTCTGATGATACCATAGCGAGGAAATTCCTCGTCAGGGAGGGACACTTCAAGCTCACCGAGCTTAAGCAAGGCCTTCTCTATGTCTTGTGCTGCTCCTTTGGAGAGTACTAGACAGTCCTGCATTTTACCGTCAGGTAATTCCACAGGTTTGGGAAGACGGATAAAGGCAATGAGGGTGTCAGTACCTTTGTACTTCTTACCTGTGCATGACTTCTTGGCTGCAACATCTTTGGTGCTAAAGCCATTTTCTTGATAGAAAGCTTTGAGGTTCATTGTAAGAGATGGATTAAGTGTTAAACTTTTGGAGTGACTAGCCTGCTAGGCACCATGGGGGACTCCACCCCCATGGCGAAGCCTAGGGAGGGCATGGGTTTCCTATATTACATTCATGATAATCAAAATAAAATTCAAAAAAATCAGGAAAAATTTTAGAAAAAAAAATTCTAGAAAAATTATAATCCTCATTTACAACTAATTAAGTAAAATACTTTTCCATTTTAATTTTTTCATTAATTTATTTGCATATATAAATTTTTTTATCTAACTTTGCAGTACTGAGAGATACAGTATCAGTAGACATAGCCATTCTAATAAGTTGAATGCTTAGGAATGAAGAGCCTAATCTAGGATTGAGAGTCTCCAAGCCAACATGGGAAAGTAAAGGATACCATCAGTAGGGCAGAGGTAATTGGAGCTAGAGATAATGAAGAGAGAGTACTAATAATATATAAACGCCTCTCAAGACTAGATTAGTGTTATACCAGGGGTCTTAATTGGTGAATTGACCCAGGTCTCTTCATGCCTGAGGATTTAATTTGATGAGCTTGTTACTGAGAGGGGGCATAAATATGCTTAATTGTTATTTAAAATATGTGGAAAGATTTATCAATGTCTGAGAAGGCTAGGTATATTAAGTTAGGTGTTCAAGGTGGTATAAAAGATATTGGTACTATCTAGGACACCTATAATAATTATATATAGGGACAGTATGCCTAGTGGAAGTAGAAATTAGGTAATTATTGGGGCTAGGATTTAGACTAGGATGACTATGATTACCAGAAGTATTATATGGATAACCCTAGAAGAGCAGAAGATTAGTTAAATGCCATCTTAGGGGGATCTAAATAGCATTTTCCTGATGGTGGTAAGAGTGGGTCTTATAAGAAAATAAGCCATCCTACTTATCCTGATTTAGGGGAAAAGAGCTGGAGTAATAATGACACTGTTTTTCATTTATCTGATAGGTAGTTGGAAGATAGTGATCGGGTATTAGATTATTTAGGTGCTGATTTAGATTATAACAATGGAGGTACTAAAGCAGTATATAATGGGGGTTATGTGTTACCAGAGTTAACTGTAACTCCTAGGGAATCCTATACTAACATGAAACCTAATCCATATAATACAGGATATGTGTATAGTGATAGGGAGTTTGCTAATGGGGGTAAAGTGCATAGGTTTGATTTAGGTGGTAATTCAGATCCTATCTATGGCCCATATCAATTAAATGAAGTAATTAAAGTAGGTAATAGCAATACTCCTA